TGCTACAAACTATGCAATCACAATCGGGACTGGTGGCGTTAGCACTGGGCAAAATTCATTTGCGGGAAATGCAACAAACGCTTTTGGTATCACTTCAAACGGCGGTGGCGGTGGTTCAGCAGGTGGAGGTGGTTCAGCAGGTTCCTCCACAGCAACAATAAATCAAGGCGGAGCAACGGGCGGTACAGGTAATACAGACGGTAATGCCGTAACTTCACCTTACGCATTTGTTGTCAACGGTTCAACTGGTAGTGGTGGCGGAGGAAATAGTCGCGTTGGTGCTGGTTCAGGAATTGGTTCAGGGGGCAATGGCGGTACTGGAGGTCAACCAGTCAACGGTGGTAATGGCTCAGGCTATGGCGCAGGTGGTGGCGGAGGCGGAAACAACAACTCACAAGGTTCAACTGGTGGAGCGGGTACATCGGGCGTAGTTTATGTATTGAGGGTGTAATTATGGCTCATTTTGCAGTAATAGTTGATAATGTTGTTTTGACATTAGTTGAAGCAGAAAACGCACAAATAGCAATGGAAGTCACAAACAAACTGTGCGTCGAATCAGTAGAAGGTAACCGTGCTTTTGTTGGTTTGGCATATGACCGAGAAACAGGCATTTTTGAGCAACCTCCAACCCCAATCCTTGAAAAGGACTTGCAATACAAGGTCTTTGAAAAAGACTTGTAATATAAGGTGTAATGTATTAGGATGAAATATGCCTAAAAAAATTGTTTTTACTGACACTGTAAGCGGAGGGGCTTGGGAAAAGCCTCAACCTGCGTCTCAATATTTGCCCGAGTGGTATAAAAAAATGGCTACTTATACTGGAGGAGAAAAAAAACGATGGGTTTTTTCAGAACAAGATAACAATTATCACACCTATGCAACAATCAAAAAATGTTTGCCAGTTTTTGATGCAATCACGGCTGGTTACATTATTACTACATATTGCGATATTGATGTCGTCATCCTTGAAACAGGAGAGCAAATGTTTTATTGGACACAGTTTGACTCAATCATGTTTCACGCCGTAGAACAAGCACCCGACCACCCCAAAGCAGGACTTTTTGCTTATCCTAAATTCAGAAATCCGTGGGCTATAAAAACCCCCGCAGGTTATTCAGTTTTGATTATTCCGCCTATGCACCGAGATTCCCCATTTGAAATTTTTGAAGGTGTTGTTGATACAGATAAATGGAGTAGTGCAGTAAATCTTCCCTTTCAATTCAAAGACCCAAGTTGGACAGGCACAATTCCAGCGGGTACGCCAATTGCTCAGGTAATCCCATTCAAGAGAGAAGATTGGGTAAGTGAGTTAGGCAATCAAGACGATTACAACAATCACATCCACCTTCTCACAAAATTGAAGTCAGTTTGGTATGACGCTTACAAGAATTTTTGGCGGTCTCCAAAAAGTTACAAATGACCTAAATCTAAAAAGTCTAAAGCGTTTGCGTATTTGTTGATTACATAAGGCGAAAGAATCTTTGTGTAGTCCGTTTTTGATTTATCAATTGTGTTTCGTATTTGGTGCATTGATGGAATTCCAGTAGTAGCCATTTCATCTTCTTGATAACTTTTTGTTATGTTTGATAAATCATGCGAATACGATTCAATCTCTAAAAACTTGTATATTGAAGTAACAGTTTCCTCGGGGCTTGTTATCAAATCGTTATATTTGACAATATGAAAAATCCCCTTGTACTCAGGTTTAGTTAGATTGTAAAGGTGCATTATTTCGCAATCTAGTGAACCAGTTGGGCGCATAAGATAGTCACATCGGACATCATCTAAAGGTCTGTAAAACTTAGAAGGAAAATCAGCGTTTGATATTCCGTTGTCAATATAATTCGTATTTGGGTATTTGTTGGCTAAAGTGACAAAAGAAGCCAAAATGTCAAGGATGCTTCTAATTGGGACAATAATTTTTGGTGTTTGATTCAATGTTTTAGCAATGTGAATTCCATTTACCCCTCCCCAACCGCGGTTGCGCTCGATGATAATTGGTTTTTCAATATCAGCGTAAAAATTGTGAGCAAATTGATTTTTTGCGTTTTCAAATCCCTTCTCACGGACTTTAGTTTTGTATGACTCTAGTTGTTTGACATCAAAATTCAAAAGAACCATAAGGTCTATTAGGTCGGTTTGACCGCCAGCGTAAATAGAAGGGTTTTGGTTTAGAATTGCCGAAAGCAATGTCCCGCCCGAGCGAGGTAACCCGCCCATAAAGAAAAATGTCTTATGGCTTGAATCGGTCATCCATCTAGGCTAGTGTTCAACCCACAATAAGTCAACAGGGGGAACGATGATTATTCAGATTATTGGACAAGCGGGCAGTCGCAAAACTACGGTCGCCAAAATGCTTGCAAGTAGAATCAACGCAACTCATATAAATGCGGATGATGTTCGTGCAGATTTGAACAAAGATTTAGGTTTTTCAATCGAGGACAGGGTTGAAAATGCAAGACGGTTAGGTGCGCTCGCTCGCTTGTTAGAAAAGCAAGGTCAATTGGTAATTGTTGACTTCATTTGCCCTACTCAAGCGACGCGAGATGCTTTTGGTAAGCCCGACATTCAGGTATGGATGAACACCATCAAAGAAGGTCGTTTTGAGGACACCAATAAGATTTGGGAAGAACCAAAAGATTTTGATTTTCAAATCACCGAGGACATTAGTTCTAAAGAAGCCGTTGACGGAATCATCACAAGATTTGGTTTGTTTGATTGGCAACGCCCAACTACATTGATGTTAGGCAGATACCAGCCGTGGCACGAAGGTCATCAAGCATTGATGGATGTAGCCGATTCGCGCACAGGTCAAACCGTTGTGGCTGTTCGCAATACTCATGGAACTAGCGAAAAAGACCCGCTCTCATATGAACAGGTTGTTGAAAGTATCCACAAAATGACATTGCGTCCAGCAATTGTGCAACTCCCTAATATCACTCATATCGTGTACGGCAGAGATGTTGGATACAAAATTGAACAAGTAGATTTGGGGGCGGAAATTCATGCCATTTCAGCAACGCAAAAAAGAAAAGAGTTGGGCATATGAACAAAGTCGTCTATGTTTTGAAAATAGCAAAAGACCGTTGGATTCGCCCATATGATGAAATTGTTTTGCGATTCAACACCAAAGCAAAAAAAGGCGACCCACTTGTATGGCGAGTTTTCATCAACGGTGTTGCTCATCTAGCCAGTGGGTTTGAAATTCACGGCTATATGTACGATGTTGTCTCCTATGAAGGCGATGTCAAAAAATTCAATGTTGGATGTAGAGGCAGAGTCCGTTGGGATAAATCAAAGGCAATAATCTTTGCAAGCAAGAAAGACCCCGATACATTGATGTAAAGCCCCGAAACCCATCAGGGCGAATGGGGTTTAGGGATTAGTCCCGTGTATCATTGAAACATGGCTTTTACTTATATTGACCCTAGCGCGAACGCCCGTGACGCTGTTCGTTTCTTGATTCAAGACACGGACTCAACTGAACCTCATATGACCGATGCAGAAATTGCGTATTTGTTGACCACTTGGGACAATAACACTTATGATGCTGCAATCGCAGCAGCAGAAATTATTTCAGGGCAATATGCGCACCGAACTAATTATTCCCGCAGTGTTGGTGACCTATCTATCTCCGAATCTTATTCAAGTACAGCAATTGAATTCCGCGCCCTAGCAGACCGCTTGCGAGAGCAGCGCAACCGTCAGTACGCCCCAATCCCCCGTTTTGCAGCACAGTCTATGGTTGCAACAGGAGACAAACTCGTCGAAACTTACAAAACAGATTTCTATACAGGTATGGACGACAATCAAATTCAATAGGAGAGTGCAATGCCTTACATAAATGGCTCGCCTGACCATTGGACTGGTGACATGACTGACACCGTAACGGTGTACAGCGCAACAACGCTAGATAACTACGGAAAAAGGTCAACTTCTGCAAGCGGTACTGCTTACGCGTGTCGTATTGTAGGTAAAGCCAGTAGAAAGCGCGATGCAAGCGGACAGCAAAATTCAAATGAAGGAAAACTTTATATTATTGTTGCAAACACTGTTGCAGTTGGCGACCGCCTTGTATTGCCTGATTCAACCGAGCCTTTAGTTCTTTCAGTTTCAAGAATCAAATACCCAACCCCCACTGGGTCTGCTATTCACAACACAGTTGTCGAATTTGGTTGGAACAAATAATGGCAATTGATAAAATTGAAGGTCTCGATACTCTCAAACATCTCCTAATCGGAGGAGGAGCGGCTGCTGGTCAGGCTCTTAGACAAAGTTTGTATCGCGAAGCCTCCATTGCTTTTGCTGAGTCGCAAGCGGAAGTTCCAGTTGATACAGGTATGTTGAAAAATTCAGGACAAGCCTACGGAATTCAAATCAATCAAGCGGGCAATGTTTTGGAAATCACTCTTGGTTATGGCGGAGTTGCTTCCCCTTATGCCGAAATCGTTCACGAAGATTTGTCCGCTCGACATAACGCCCCAACAAAAGCCAAGTTTTTGGAGGACCCTGTAAAGCGTCGCGCCTCAGGACTTGTGGCAAGATTAGCAACATCCGTTGATGCAGCATTGAAAGGCTTGGTCTAATGCCTACTACTCAAACAGTTCTTGAAGCAATCGGAAGTCACATTGATTCCAACAATGCGACTTTGACAATCGGCACAAACTTATTTCTTGGCAAAATGCCCGAAAACCCTGATTTGTGTGTCACTGTTTACGAATATGCGGGTACAAACCCAGTTGAAGGTATGGGAAATGTAGGGTTTGTTGTTGACCGCCCTTCTGTTCAGGTCGTTGTTCGTGCGGGTAAAGATGACTACCCTACGGCTAGAAACCTTGCTCAAGACCTGCGAATTCTCCTTGCAGCCGTAACTGACACCACAATTAGCGGTTTGCGTGTCTTGCGCCTTGCTTCTAATGGTTCTGTTATACCCTTAGGTTTAGATGACTTGGATAGACCAAGAATCGCCTTCAACTTAGATTGTTTCGTTCAAGCGTAATGTCTGAGGAGGAGAAGCCAAAAGACCCTTACGGTCGCGGGGAGAAACATGACGAATTCCCGAAATGTTGGCGGTGCGAAAGAATCCTCGCGGAATACCTCACGCGCCCGTGGAAACTCAACTGCCAAAGATGTAAAGCAACAAACAAGTCTCAATAAAACAACTATCGAAGCCCTCAATTCGGCTCTTGATGATATTGAAGTCAAGCATGGCACGGGTGTACCTTGTGCAATTTTCCGCTTGTACCAAGTTCTGCCCCAAGAAGTAGCCAATAAAGTTTTGATGACAATTGATACCTCTAACCACACGGCGGTTCAAATTGCTCTGACCCTCGACAAATTTAGGGATGAAACAGGGATAAGAATTACTTCTTGGATAGTTCAAAAGCATCGCCGTCGCTTGCGTAACACCTCGACGGGTTGTTCATGCGTCAGGGAAACTGGTAAAGCGTGAACTTAGACGGCATGGACGAGGCTATAGACAGCCTTTTAGAGCCTGTTGAGCAAAACCCTATTCCTAACCCATCTATGAAGCGAAAGGCAGCCGAATGGCTTCCTGGAGTCGTATGGGACGGGTCTGAGGGAACTATCACAACAACTGCTATTCCAGCCGAAGAATCTCCTGATTGGGATTCAGTTTTGCGCATTTGGGGTCTAAACCCTGAAAACTTTAGCGTTGTAGAACCAGTTTTGTTCAATGTGTGGGGAAACCCTGACGGCGGGATACTCAACCGCCAATGGAAGGGAAAAGTTGTCAAAAAAGGTGCGGAAGTTGAAAAAACAGACTATTCAGACCTGATAAATGAAATCAAAAAACATAAAAAATCATCTGTGACCCCAATCACAGGAGATGGAGTATTTTGTGTTGTTCTTGCAGATTGGCAGGTCGGTAAACCCGATGGAGATGGCTTATCGGGAACAGTCAAGCGAATCCTTGATGGGATTGATGCGGTAGAAAATCGAATCAAGGAATTGCGCCGAATCAAGCGTCCGCTTGGTCGCCTTGTAGTTCTTTGGACGGGTGATTCAGTTGAAGGTTGTATCGGTCACTACGAACAACAGGTGTTTGGTGTTGAGTTAGACCGCCGTGACCAAGTAAAAGTTGCTCGCCGTTTGCTCCGCGACGCTCTTATCCAATGGTCAAAATTGTTTGATGATGTTTCAGTTGTTGCTGTTGCTGGTAATCATGGAGAAAACCGCTCTAATTCAGGCAAGTCCTACACAAGTCTCAATGACAACGACGATGTAGCAATAGTTGAACAGGTCTCCGAAATTTTGGCAGCAAATCCCGAAGCGTATGGTCATGTTCGTTTTGCAATTCCAAAAGACCGCTTGTCTATTACGGTTGAGGCAGCAGGATGGATTCTTGGAATCACTCACGGTCATGTTGCAAAAGTCTCAGGCGCAAGTCCTGAATTGAAAATGCGCCGTTGGTTAGAAGGACAGTCTTTCGGAAAACAACCAATTGGTGATGTTGATGTATTAGTGTCGGGTCATTGGCACCATCTTCGTGCAGCAGATTGGGGTGGTGTAATGTGGCTTCAAGCCCCCGCTCTCGACGGTGGCAGTGTTTGGTGGGAGCAAATGAAGGGCGACCGCGCAGAAACAGGAGTTTTGACATTTTGTATGTATCCTGAAAAACGAGTAGCAGATTTGGCAATCCTATGAATGAATTGAACGACCCACGCGACATAGCAGCCTACGCAGCAGATTTGGTGTCGCAAGATAGAAACGAGTCCTACGGTCACCCTCTCGACGACTTCAACCGAGCAGCAAAAATTTGGTCAGCAATTCTTGGTGTTGAGGTATCCGCAGAACAAGTAAGTCTTTGTATGGTCGGCGTAAAAATTGCTCGCGAAGTTCACGCAACTAAACTTGATAATGCGGTAGATGGAATTGGATATTGGTTGACGCTAAGAATGATAAAAGAAAAGCGGGCTGAACTAGCGCGTTTAGGAGAAGAACAAAGCAAAAAGTAATGTACAGTTCAGGTAATCGAGTCCTAAGAGACCCCGCCTACGGCAGAACCCTAGAGGTCATCGTGGTACGGGGTTTTGCTGTCTAAAAGGAGACACTATGACCCAGTATCGCGTGTTAGCGGGGATTGACTACCCGCCGTCAAAAAGAGCCGAGGTAGGGGATATTGTTACAGACCTGCCAACAGCACAAATCAAAAATCTTTTGGAAATTGGTGCAATCGAACTCGCAGACGGAAAGTCTAAGTCTGAGGTAAAGGTCGAAGAAACCGTTGTTGAAGAAACAACATCCACAGACAGTGAGGAAGAATAATGCCTACATTTCGCCACGGTAAAAACACAATAGTTTTGTTAGATGGTTACGATGCAAGTTCTTATTTCAATGAATCAACAACAAGTCGCTCGATTGAGACTAGCGAAACAACTTCATTCGGTTCAAGCGCAAAAACTTACATCGCTGGACTAAAAGATGGAACTTTGTCACTTTCAGGTATGTTTGACGGTTCAACAAATGCAATTGACTCAATTTTCAACAGTATCGCGGGTTCAGCAACAGATTCAATCGTGACTGTTGGTCTTGAAGGCAGCACAATTGGCACAATCGCCCATATGGTCGGAGTTCAAGAAACTTCTTACGAAGTTACTTCTCCAGTAGCAGATGTCGTTACAGTTTCAGCAGAATTTCAAGCAGACGGCGGACTTGATTCAGGTCGCGTTCTTGCTCCAGCCACGGTTGTAACAACAGCAACAACAACAAACAACACTAGCGTTGATAATGCAGCAGCGACTACTAACGGAGGCGTTGGTCATGTTCATGTGACTGCAAACGCTAACAATGGTACGACCACAATCAAGGTACAGCACTCGACCGATAACTCGACTTGGGTTGACTTGATTACATTCTCAACAATTGCAACAACCGTAACGGCTGCTCGTCGAGTAGAAGTTGCGGCTGGAACAACAGTAAATCGTTATTTGCGAGCGCAGATAACTACAGCAGGTACAGGTTCAATCACTACTAGCGTCGCGTTTGCGCGGAGGTAATAAAAATGCCAACATTTCGTCATGGTAAATCAGCAGTATTCAAAATCGGTTCATCAGGTGCGCCAGGAACAGCGACAGCAATTTCTGATTCCCTAACCGATGTAAGTTTTCCACGCTCAATTGAGACCGCGGAAACAAGTGCATTTGGCTCATCAGCAAAAACTTATGTTGTTGGTTTGACAGATGCAACAATCTCAATCTCAGGAACATTTGATGCAACTTATGATGCCCAGTTAGCAGGTTTGGCTGGCGTTGATGGAGTAGCGTTCGAGTATGGTCCCGCAGGTTCAACAAGCACATTTGTCAAGTACACAGGAACCTGCGTATTGACTTCATATGAAACATCAGCGTCAATCGGTGATGTAATCAAGTTCACAGCCGAGTTCCAGGTGACTGGTGCAATCACTCGCGGTACTTACTAATAGCAAGTAAAATTCAATAAACCCAACCGAGTCCTAGAGACCTACAAGAAGGAGTTACCGTGTCCATTAGAGACCTTATCCTCACCAGCCAAGACATCCCAAGTGAAATTGTGGATGTTCCCGAATGGGGAGTAAAAATCGAAGTCCGTGGTATGACAGGTGCATCTCGCACCCGAATCATGGATTTAGCAGTTGGAAATGAAGGTTCGGTGAATCTTCAATTCGTTTACCCCGAGATTGTTATCGCAACAGCGTATGACAGCGAAACTGGTGAGCAGATATTTGAACCTAATGACAAGGACACTCTCCTTGCTAAGTCAGCAATTGCAATTGACCGAATTGCATCGGTTGGTATGCGTCTATCAGGATTCACACAAGAATCAGCGGACGCAGCGGGAAAAGATTCCTCCGCAACGGCTACCGAAGATTCGTCTTTGAACTAGCAGAACGCTTAGGGAGGACTGTCAGCGAATTACTTTATGGCAGTCCTTCCCACAAGCCTATTTCTGCCGAAGAATTGAACGAATGGGAATCGCTAGAGCGGTTGCGGGTCTTTGAACAAGAACAAGCAATGAAGAAAAAATAGGAGGTGAAGCGTGGCAACTGTTGTTGATTTGTTAGCAAGGTTCCGCGCCGATACCTCGAATTTTAGTGCGGGAATCCAAAAAGCCCGTACAGATATGTTGGCTTTTGAAAAATCCGCTTATGGCGGTGCAGGTAATATCGGAAAAGGTTTTGACGGGCTAAACAGCAAAAGTGTTGCTTTAGGTGCAGCAATTGGTACTGCTATCGGTCAAGTTGCAACACAAGCATTGTTGAAGGCTGGACAGGCTGCAAAATCATTTATTGTTGATAGCGTCAAAGGAGCATCAGACCTAAACGAATCCACAACAAAAACAGAAGCAATCTTTGAAGGTGCAACCGACACCATCATGAAGTTTGCTAGTGGAGCGGCTACAGCAATGGGTCAGTCTAAGCAACAGGCTTTAGACGCTGCTGGCACTTTTGGTATTTACGGTCGTTCGGCTGGTTTGTCAGGTCAAGCACTCGCTGATTTTGCTATGCAGCAAACAGCACTAGCATCAGATTTGGCTTCTTTCTATAACAAGAGTCCCGAAGAAGCGATTGTTGCTCTCGGGGCTGCTTTCCGCGGTCAAACAGAACCAGCCCGTGCTTTCGGTGTTCTTATGGACGATATGTCTATGAGAGCAGCAGCACTCAAATTGGGAATCATTTCAAGCACAAAAGAAGCATTGACTCCTCAAAATAAAGTTTTGGCTGCTAACGCTTTGATTATGGAACAGACAAAGGTTGCTCAAGGCGACTTTGCTAAAACATCCGCTGGTCTTGCTAACCAACAGCGTATTTTGGCAGCACAGTTGACTAACACTAAAACACAATTTGGTCAGGCTCTTTTGCCTACAGTTTTGTCAGTCGTAGGTGCTTTCAACACCCAAGTACTGCCAGCGTTTACAGCAATGTCAGATAAATTCAAAACTCTTGTTTCAACAATTACAAGTCAGGTTGCTCCAGTTTTTGCTAATCTAAAAACAGTATTTTCAAATCTAATTACCGCAATAGGTCCAACAGTTTCAATGATTGGTGGATTGTTAGCAATTGCTTTTGTAACAGTTGTAAATGTAGCAAAACAATTCACATCGGTTTTGGCAAGCGTGACTGGTTTCTTGGCTAAAAACAAGGGAATTGTTATGGCTATTGCAGCGGGCTTCATCCTTCTTGGTGGTGCTATCGCTGGAGCGACGCTTGCTTTCAAAATCCAAATGGCATTGACAAAAGCGTATGCGGTTGTGCAAGTATTGATGAATCTCGGAAACCTCGCAAGTATCGCTTCAACAAATACGCTTGCAGCGTCAATGTTGGCTTTGAACGCAACACTCCGCGCTAATCCAATTGGTGCGATTGTGACAGTTATCGCGCTTTTGGTCGCTGGTCTCATTCTTGCGTGGAAAAAATCTCAAACATTCCGCGATGTAGTAGCAAAAGTTTTTGAAGTCGTTGCAAATGTTGTTTTCTTGGCTATCAAAGCAGTTCTTTCATATATGAAAATGATGGTCAATTTTTGGATGAGCGCAGCAGAACTTGTTCTCAAAGGCGCAGTCAAAATGTTTGGTTGGATTCCTGGAATCGGCGGAAAAGTAAAAGCGGCAGCAGCAGGTTTTGAAAAACTTCATGATGGGGTAAATGACACCTTTGATAAAGTTATCAAGGGCGCAGAAGGTATGAAAAATAAAGTAACCGCTGCCGTAAAAGGTGCAGCAAAAGCAGCGGGTAAATCAGGAGATGATGCTAAAACTAAGTCTAAAACCAAAACAAAAACAAAAAATAAAGTTACAGATGCGGTAGTTCCACCAAGTACAGAAGATTTGAAGGCTAAAGCAGATGAACTTCTCAAGACTCGCGGAGAAGGTGCAGCAAATATCGCAGGTATGCTCAAGTCAGTTCTTGGTCAACCAAATGATTTGCAAAAGGCTTTAGGTGGTGTTACTTCTACAGCGGACTCCATCATTTCATCTTATGAAAAAACAATGGATGCAGTTGGCTCTCGCTTGAAGGATATAAAAGGTCCTAAAAAAGATGCTTTGATGAAGTACTTGAACGATTCATACACTCAACTTTTGGCTTATGCTAAAAAGCGCGATGAAGTTGCTAAAAAACTTGAAGCAGCACAAAAGAAACTTGAAGATGCGGTTGCGAAACGAGATGACTTCGCTGCTAACACCAAAAAGTCATTGTCAGATTTTGCTACAGCAGCAGGAATCCTTTCTAAAGAAGATGCAGTAGCGGTTGTAAATATTGTAAAAACTGCAACTGGATATATGTTGACTCAGGCTAAAGGTGGCACAAGTGTAGTTGACGGAATTACAACTCAACTAAAAGCCCGACTTGAACAAATCACTACATTCTCAAAAAACATAAAGAAATTGTTGGCTAATGGTCTAAATAAAACTTATGTTGAACAACTATTGACCGCAGGTCCCGAAGCAGCGGGCGCAACAGCAGCAGCCCTTGTTGATGCAAGTAAAACACAAATTGGTGAAATCAATGGCTTGTACACAGATATAGCAAAAGTTTCCGATTCATTCGGAACACAAATGGGCGAATCTATGTACGGAGCAGCAGTAAAATCGGCTCAAGGTTTAGTTGATGGTTACCAAGCGCAATATGACGCAATTGTTGCAGCAATGGACCAAATTGCAGCAGGAATTACAGCGGTTCTTGAACCTCTTGGTAAAGAAGGTAAGGCATTGGGCGACGCAATGACTCAAGGCTTGCTCGACTCTATTGACGCAGCAATTCCAGGACTTGTAGCAAAAGCAAAAGAACTTGCGGATAAAGTAGCGGCAGCAATGAAGGTTGTTGTTCCAAGTGGAAATACAACTACAGATACATCTAAGAAACCAGTTGTAGTTCCTAAAACGGGAACAGGGACAACAAATACAACCACACTTGCAGGAATTATGTCCGCTAGTTATATGGCTCCATATTCCAAGCCAGCACCAGTTCCAGTTCCAGTTCCTAAGGCTAAAACTGACCGTGAAATGGATGCTTATTTGAGTTCTATTGGTTCAAAATATGCTCCTCAAATAACAAATGTTGCAAAGGGAGCAGTTGACATTACTATCAGCGGTGCAGATTCAGCAAAATTAGATGAAGAATTGTTAGGCGATGTAATGAATCGTAAACTACTTGAGGCTCTCAATGGAAGAAGGAATGGCTAATGGCGGTCACAACAGTTGTTCCCGATAGTTTAGCCTCAGGTACATCTTTTACAATCTTTGGTGGTGCGGGTTCAATAAATGCAGCACTTAGCGATGCTTCTGACAGCACTTATATTTCTAAGACATCCTCGGTTGTTGGTCAAGCGTCAGCATTGTTAGATTTTGGTACTACAACAATCACCTCTACTCAACAGGTCAAGCGCGTTCGTGTTCGCGCTCGCCTTTCAACTCCGACAGCAAATGGTCGAATCAATGTTTATCTTGGCTCAAGAATTAGTAATCAAAACTATTTTCATTCAGCGTTGACAGCCCGAGGTCTTTTGACCATTCAAACTCTCGTAGGTCCGTGGCAGACATCTGCTCCAAACGGTTCATCTTGGACTCAAGCAGCAATCAATGGTTTGCGCGTAAAGGTAACCGAGTATGGTGATTCATCGGATATTGGTCTTGTTTACGAACTTTTTGTAGATGTTGATATTGTCAACCAGCCTTCTGTAACCGTTTCTTCCCCAACGGGTTCAATTAGTGCTACAACTTCGCCCGATGTTATTTGGTCATATACCGATTCAGACCTTGAAACTCAGTCTTACTATCAAATCAAGGTATTTACGGCAGCGCAATATGGTGCAGCAGGATTTTCAGCGTCAACCGCAACAGCAACATATGATTCAGGTCAAATTGCTTCATCCGATTCAACAGCGGTAGTTGGAACCTTGTTGTTGTCAGGTGTTTACCGCGCATATGTTCGTGTAGCAAAAACAGTAAACGGCTCTCCATTTTTTAGCGCATATGCTTATTCCGATTTTACAATTTCTCCAGCCTCAGTTCCAACAGTCCCGACTTTGGCAGCATCTTGGTCGTCAAGTTTGAGCAAAGCCTCTTTTACAATCACAGGTGCTATACCAACAGGTTTTGCAAGTCAATACTTCCAAGTTCAAAGAAGTGATGACGCAGGTGTTACTTATTCAAATATTAGAAACGCTTCTGCAATCACTCCCAATGCCAGTTATGTTGGTACAGCGGAAGATTACGAAGCACCTAGAGGGTCAACGGTTTTGTATCGCGCTCGCGCAGTTGGTGTGACATCAGGTTCAGTTGAAATCCCTTCTGCTTATGGAACCGTGCAACAAGTATTGATTACAAACGATTCAACATGGTGGTTCAAGGCTATTGCCAACAGTGCGTATAACATCGGAAGCGTCCGTGTTTTGAAACAAATTGATGTAACAATTGAAGAACCGAATACTGTATTTCGTCCGCTTGGAGCAACTCGTCCAATTGTTGTTGCAGGTCCATTACAAGGCGAAGATGGCAGTTACAGTATTTTGACCGTAACAGCAGCGGAATACACCGCATTGTCTCCAATCTTGAATTATCAAGGTACTTTGTTGGTTCAAGACCCGTTCGGTAATCAAAAGTACATCCGAATCACTTCACGCCAGTATTCAGCGGAAACAATCAATGGTGTAATTCAAAGAACATTCTCTGTTGGATATGTACAAGTAAGTAGCACATAATGTACCCAGCAAGCGCAGCCCTAAAAGCAGCAATTCTTACCGACCATATTGTTATTGCAAAAGCAGAAATTTGGTCATCTGACCAAAAGTTGACCACTTTGAACATTGATTCAGGCTCAGTATCAATCAATGCCAAAAACTCAACCCGTAGAAATTGCAGCGTAAAACTTGTAACAGATAGAACAACCGCCAATCTTGTGCCAAAAAGCGACTTTGATTACCTATCCCCGTATGGAAATGAATTGCGCTTGTTTAGAGGAGTTCAATTCAAAGATGGAACAACCGAATATGTTCCTTTGGGCGTTTTTGTTATGACCACAGTTGATATATCGGACACCAATGAAGGCGTTAGTATTTCAATTCAAGGTGAAGATAGGTCAATTATTGTTTCCCGCGCTAAATGGTTAGAACCGTATCAAATGGCAAGTACCACTCTTGAAGCAGCAATTTTAGCAATGTTGAAAACTCGTTATGCGGATGTTCAAACAAGTTTTCCGACTACCAATATAACTATTGGTCAAATTGTTTTAGGAAATGACCAAGATAACGACCCGTGGAAAGACGCGGTTCAATTATGCGAATTAGTTGGATATGATTTGTATTTCAACGCAGACGGTGTTGTTGTTATGAACCAATTTCCAACTCTTGATGGTTCTGTTGTAGTCAAAAAATTCTCAGAAACAGATGGAACAACAATTACAAGTTTGAATAGAACAATTTCAACAAAAGAAACCTACAATGGAATTATTTATATTGTTGAAGGTACTCAGGTAGCAAGTCCAATTCGCGTCACCATTTGGGACGAAGATAGCACTAGCCCAACCTACCGATTTGGTGCATTTGGACAAGTTCCAAAAGTTGTAAAAACAAACTTAGTTAGTACTGTCAATCAGGCAACAACAGCAGCAAAACTTTTGCTAAATACTTATATTGGTGCGCAAGAAACGATTAGATTTGATGGAATTGTTGACCCAACTCTCGAAGCACAAGATGTTGTTTATGTAAAATCAATTGGTTCATATGTTGACCGATTAGTTATTATTGATTCAATTACAATCCCTTTATCCCCAAATGAAGTTATGACAGCAGATGCTCGAATCGTTCGTGTAATCTCTGCTGGTGAGACGATTGTTGTAGGTGTGTAATGGACTTGAATGACATTATTTTCAAATTTACCGACCAAAAACAAGGTTTGCAGTTGCGTCAAGGTGTTGTAACAGCGACGGCAGCGGGTAGTTGTTCTGTAGCAATATCGGGTTCGACTACTTCAATTACATTGGTAAAATATCTTGCTAGTTACACTCCAACAAACAACGATAAAGTTTTCATGCTAATTGACGGAAAAGATGTTCTTATATTGGGCAAGTTGGGTTAGGTTTTTGCCCTTTAGCATTTAGACTTTAGACATGACTTTTGCCGAATATACTCAAATTATCGGCGCAACCACAGGTGCATTTTTAGGTGTGGTGGCGGTCATGAGCCGTCTTATATGGAGACCCATGAAAAATAACATCAAACGAGACATTGAAACGATGCTCGATGAGCGTCTAGGACCAATAGAAAAAGCCACGGCGCAGTTGCTAACCAATGGTGGGTCACATTTGGCTGATAAAGTAATACGACTGGAAGAACGCCAGTCAGGAATTGCCACAAGGCTTGATGATATTTTTGATATGGTCAAGGCAATGGCTATAAAGGAGTAATCATGGATGCAAAAAATTTACAAATGCTCAAGTCGTATGGTCGCCATCTTCTCGGAGCAATCATTACAGCAGTTGTTGTTGTAGGTAACGGAAAGTCTCCAATTTCATTTACAGCAGACCAATGGGTCGAAATTCTAAACGCAGCGTGGGTGGCAGGTATCCCAGTTGCATTGCGTTATTTCAATAAGAAAGACCCTGCATTTGGAAAAATCGCAAAAGATGTTGCAGAAGTCACAAAATTAGAGTTAGAAAAGCAAGTTCGTAAAACAGTAAAGAAGAAAGCAGCACCAGCAAAGAAAAAGCCTTAGTCCAATCCGTCACAAAGCAAAAGCCTCCTTGACCGAAATCTTGGAGGCTTTTGTGTTCTCAAACCAGGGAGGCTATTTGAACAAGGCAATTGAAGCGCAACGCCGTCAAAAAGTCAATATTGACCGAATGGCGTTTCTGTTATATGTTTTGTCACCCCTCATCCGAGGGGCTTATACAGGGAGATAAAATGGCTTTTGACCTTTCACAATACGAATTAGTTGAAGATAGAATTCGCGCCTTTTGGGAAAAGTACCCAAATGGTCGCTTGATTACAGATGTAAAATTCCACACTCGCGATAATGGTGCAATTGTTTGGACTTGTTACTCAATGTTGTTTATTGACAAAGAAGATGCGCGTCCAACTACGACGGGTTTTGCTATGGAAGTTGAAGGTTCAACTAATGTCAATAAATACAGCGCAGCGGAAAATTGTGAGACTTCTAGCCTCGGTCGCTGTTTAGCCAATTTCTTGTTTGCAGCAAAAGGCAAGAGAGCCTCAGAATCCGAAATGAAAAAGGTCAAGCGAATGACCGATGAAGAAAAAGCACCAAAAGTTCCAGTTGTGTATCAGGACGCAAAACCATTCTTTGACGCTCTTGAAGTAAGCGACACGATTGAAAGTCTCGAAGTCGTTCGCAACAAAATCACCGAGAATCGTGCAAAACTCGCGCCCGCAGATTTAGACGCACTGCGCAATGTTTATGACGCGAGAAAGGTTGCTATTGAAGCCACGCTATGAGTATCCGACTTATGACGCAAGTATGGGAGTTAGACCTTCCTCTTGCGGATAAGATGGTGCTTCTTGTTATTGCCGACCATGCTTCTGATGACGGCACTAATAGTTATCCATCTGTAGGGACTATTGCTAGAAAGTCCTCCATGTCCTCAAGAAATGTTCAACGGTGTTTGTCGCGCCTTGAAGGTCAAGGCTTGATTTCTGTTGCTAGGCAACAAGGTGGTCCCGCTTACTATGACCCGAGCAGGAGACCTAATGCCTACACAATAAACGGGGCGACATTCAGTCACCTCACTATTGAACGGGGTGACCCACAGTCATCCCGCGGGGCGACAATAGAGACAGCACCCCCTGACGGTATGTCACCCAAACCATCAATAGAACCATTAGTAGAACCATCCATTATTAGTGTCCCCAACAAGTATTCAGAAATTTGGGGAACAGCGGAAGATTTGGCGAATTACCTTGCGGACAAAATCGAAGGCAATGGTTCAAAGCGTCCATCCGTAACACATGATTGGATTCTTACTATGGCGCGGTTGGTGGATATTGACCAGCGGACTCCCGAACAGGTTCGCAGTGCAGTTGATTGGTGTCAAGCGGACGACTTTTGGGCGGGGAATATCCTCAGTCCGATGGCACTCCGAAAACAGTACGAAAGGTTGCGATTACAAGCGACCCGAAAGAAAAAAGGCAAAACAGGCGTATCCGCCGTCATGGACTATTTATCGGAGGTGCAGGAATGAATCAAAAAGAAGCAGCGTCACTCGTCGGAGCATTAGCAGCGGGTTATCCACAATGGCAGGTCACAAAAGAAACCGTCGCAGTTTGGGCGGATTTGATGTCCGACCTCGACTATACGGAAACTCGAACAGTTGTTCGAGAATGGTTGTTGACGGAAGATAGACCGCCAAGTCCCGCAGCCATCCGTCGCGCCATCGCAGGGAGTAGGGGTATAACAGCCCCCAGTAGGGCTACGGCGTGGGCGGAGGTGCAGTTGGGTATTTCGACCTCAGAATCCAACCGCAGACCCGCATTTAGCCATCCAGCCATTTCTAAAGCAGTTGAAACAATCGGATGGTGGGAAATTCGGACAAGCACAAATCTCGATACCTTGCGCTCGCAATTTTGGAAGGTGTATGACGAGTACGCCCAAGAAGCCGACAAGCAAGCATTGACTTCTCAACAATTGTCATTGGGCGGAAGGGAGCGTCAAGCAATTGTCGGAATTCAGACCAGTCCCGAAACCTCCCAAGCGTGAAAAAAAAATTCAAAAGCGAATTCGCCCAAAGTCAAAAAAATTAGTCAAGAAAGACGAGGTTTGGGCAGATGTTAGACAAATCGTCCTTGTTCGCGATGGATTCAAATGCGTCGCTCAGGTTAGTCAGTATTGTACAAAGAACGGAGAACACATCCATCATCTTCTCAGAAGGTCAGCGGGTGGAAGCCATGACCCTGACAATCTCATATCGTTATGTGCAGCGTGTCACGGATGGGTTCACGAACACCCTGCCGAGTCGCGAGCGCGAGGATGGCTTGTTTCCCGCTACGGTGTAGAGCGTGGAGACATGGACGGTGGAGTATCGGGAACGAGCATGGACGACTAACGCCGAACGCAGTGGCAACAAATGGGAGCGAGCAAAACTTACAAAAAAATGGCGCACAGATTTTGCAACGCTAGGTAAGTTTCACAAAGCCCCTAAATTTCAATGGGTTGACATAGTTGTAGATTTGACACTCAAAGGTCCATTGCAAGACACGGGTTCTTGCTTCCCCTCGGTAAAAGCAGCAGTTGATGGATTAGTTGATATTGGGATGTTGATTGATGACTCCCCGCAGTTTGTTCATTCGCTTTGCTTCACCGCTCCGACGCGCTCAAAAGAAAACATGATTCGATTGACCTTTACAGGTCCACTGCGGTAAGTTTGGAAACCTAACCCCAGTTGAATAAAAGGAGATGACATGGCGCGGGCGCACAGGAAAAAGTTACCCCTAACGCCCGAACAGGTAGTTGAAAACGAAGGTTTGCTAAATGCTATTTCGGACGCAACAGAAGCAATTAGGTCAAGTCAAGAAACAATTCTCAACGCTTCAAATTTTAGAAGTCAACAAGTTTTAGAAGCAAGAAAAAACGGGATTTCATATCGCGCCATCGCTCAGGCAATGGGTACAAGTGAGCAGACCGTGTACAAAATTATCCAACCCCACTTAGTCAAAAAGGAGCAAGTAAATGATTTGTAAATCTTGCATGGAAGGTGGCAAGGCTAACCGCGATGGAGATATTGAAAAAGCAATGAATTTTCATAGCGAGTGCGAATTCAAAGATTGTTGTTGTCAACACAAGACCAACACGGTTCACACAGAATCAGGAATCCACTTTTCATCGTGAAATCAATCATTGCAGGAGCGCAAACAGTTGCGGTAGCGGAGTTACGCGAATTTCCGAATAACCCCCGCCGAGGTGATGTTGAATTGATTATGGAGTCTTTGTCTTACCACGGTCAATATCGCCCAATTGTTGCTAATCGCCGAACCAAAGAAGTATTGGCGGGATGGCACACGCTCATGGCTGCAAGAAAACTCGGATGGCAAAACATCCAAGTCACATGGATTGATGTTGACCCAATAACCGCCAAGCGCATAGTTCTAGCGGATAACCGCATGAGCGACCTTGCTAGTTATGACGACACAGCATTGTTAGACCTTTTGATGTTGTTGAGTGACTTAGAAGGCACGGGTTTCAATAAAGATGATTTGTTGAAACTTGAAGCAATAGTTACAGGTGAAATTGAAGATGAGTTACTAAACCCAAAAGAACCAGTTGAACAAACCAAAGATGAAGATTTCAAAATCAAGGTAAAAATTGGAAAGTTCAAATGGGAAGTTGAGTATGACCCATTCTTTATGTGGAAAACAGATTTGTTGGCTCAACACATGGATTCAAAAGAACGCGTTGGTTATGAATTACGCGAGATGTTAGGTTTCCCGCCTCCTGAACCAAAACCAGCAAGAGTCAAAGGTTCAGAAATTGGTGCAGACGCAGTTATCAATGTTGAACAAGTTCCAGTTATCGCACTCAAACCTTTAGCGGGAAATGCGCGAACAGGTGACATCGGCGCAATCACCCAAAGTCTCATGACATTCGGACAATACCGACCAGTTGTTGCTCGCCGTGATGGAACAATTCTTGTTGGTAATCACACAGTAGAAGCAGCCCGCGCCCTCAAATGGGAAAAGGTTTCCGTTGTATGGCTAGATGTTGATGACGAAGAAGCAATCCGAATCGCCATAGTTGATAATCGAACAACAGATATGGCAGGATATAACGCAGAAAATCTAAAATTGTTGTTGTCCGAAGTGAATGATTATTCAGGTACAGGATTTAGTCAAGAAGATGTAAGTGAAATTTACGCTGGTGGTTCAACAAAGCCAGGACATAGAACAGGAACACAAATCTCCATTGAAATTGGAGAATTTAGATTTCGAGTAACTAAATCCGTTTGGGATGAATGGCGGAAACAGTTGCCCGAAAATTATGTAGAAGTAGAGTTGATAAAGCGACTCGAACTTCCACTCGGCGCGTGTTGGAAAGGACTGGACAAGGTGAGTACAAATGGCTGATATAGACCCAATGAAAGTGGAGGTTGTAACTTTAGACAAGTTGCACCTAGACCCACAAAATGCTCGAAAAGGTAATGTTCAGGCAATCGCGGAATCATTGCGAGAGTTTGGTCAACACCGAGCAATTATCGCTCAAAAAAACACAGGCAGAATCATTTCGGGCAATCACACATTCTTGGCAGCCCAGTCTTTAGGTTGGAATTCTGTGAATGTGTTTTGGGTTGACGACGACGATGAAAAAGCCTTGCGTCGCGGTCTTGCCGATAATGCAGTAGGCGACCAAGCAAAATGGGACGATGACGCGCTTCGCAAGTTGCTCAACGAAACAGGCACAGATGTTCCTGGACTCGACGCTGCTCAGGTTGCAAAACTTTACAAAGACATTGAAGAAACAATTCCGAAGGAAGCAATTTATCCACTTTTGGCAAAGCCAGGAGAATATTACGATTATGTAATGTTCTTCACGGAGTCAGAATTGGATTCATTATTTATTCGCTCATTGTTTGATGGTAAATGGGTTTGTTGGAAGGCTGAAAAGCGTCCAGCGTCTTGGTCTCATATGCTCCCAGTATCCGAACTCCGTAAAGTGTTTGAAGCACACGGAATAGTCCCTGAAATGAAACAACTAGATGAAGCGTAAAAAAGATGAAATTGCCATTGTCGTTCCGTCAATGGGCAGACCTGATTTGCTCAGTACTCATAAGGTTTTCTTGCCCGAGCGTCTTGATATTTGCGTACCTGACTCGGAAATAGAAAAATATAAAAAGGCTCATCCCGACCTCAAAATTGTTGGACACCCTGACAGCGTTCATGGAATTTCCGCCAAGCGTCAATGGATTTACGAAACCTACGGCGATGTAGTCATGATTGATGACGACATCGGCAAAGTTGCTTGTCTTGAATATGCAGTAGGAGAAAAGGCTAGAAACCTTGACCCAACAGCAGCAACAGGTTTGTGCGACCGCCTAGCAGAAGAAACCCGCCAATTTGGTGCGTATTTGTTCGGAGTATCAGCAAGCGCAGTTCCTCATTACTATGTATCAGGTTTGCCATATCGCACTTGGGGATGGGTAAACGGAGGCTTCACAGGACTTCTCAAGGGTTCAAAGTTGGCTTACAATCCCGAAATCGCCTCATCCGAGGACTATTGGATTTCAGCCATGAACGCTTACCATCATCGCAAGTGTTTGATTGATACCCGATACGCCTTAGTAGATGTTTCAGGCAGTGGGACAATGAAAACTAAAGGGGGGATGGCTTATACTCGCAGTCTTGAACGAGAAAGTCGAGACATAGAAATTCTTCAAAGATTCTTTGGAGATGCAATCAAGCGTCGCGGTCGTATGGGCGTAGCGCACCAATTACACGAACACCAAAAGATGTTGGAGATACCGTGGGCGAAGATGAACTAAGTTTCAAAAATTTTTACGCTGAGATGATGGAAAAAGCAAAAGAATGGCATGAAGTCAATGGATGGGGTTCGCGTCGCTCTCAATACCGCCGTTATACAAACGCGCAAGAAATGTTGAGCGTTAGAAACGGAGATTGCGTAATTGATATTGGAAGCGGGTCAGGGGAACTATCCCAATTCTTTTGGGAAAAAGGAATTGATGTTTGCTACCACGGAGTAGATGTAATGGAAGATATGGTCGCTATTGCTAAAGATAGGCACGGCGACAAATTCCAAGTGTGGGATATTTTTGAAAAGCCAATTGATTTCCGAACCGATTGGGCTATTGGTATCGGAACAGTTGGTGCGCTCGCAACAAAAGACATTGACAAAAGATGGGAACAGTTAGCAATATTTCTTCAAAATATGTCCGCTACAACTGACAAGGGTTTTGTATTCACAATGTTGACTGATAGAAATGAACACAATGAAGTTGACGACCATCATTGGTTCGTTGACCCAAGTGTGGCTATTGCTAATGTTCTCGACATGATTCCACCGTATATGGGCATACAAATCCGAATGGATTACCACCCACACGAAATGATGTTTGCGGTAAAGCGTGAAACTTTTTAGCGACACGCCTTTACATCAAATGTTTGGACAGTTATAGTCGCACCATAAATACAAACAAAGGGAGGCAGTAAAATTTCATTCAATTCAATTCCAACCGTCCGCGGATATTCAGCAGGAGAAGTTACATCCGCGCTTCAAAAAGCAATTCGACGCTCCGACGACGAGCAAGCCGTATTTTGGGCGGTCGAAATGGACAGGTCAGGTTATGGTCAATATATGTGGCGACGACTTCTTATCATGGTTTCAGAAGATATCGGACTCGCCAATCCCGAACTTCCCCAACAGATTTGGAGTCTTTATTCGACTTACAAAGAATTGCTTGCGTGGAAAAATCGCAATCACCCCGAACGCCTTCAAATTGTTCATGCTGTGCTTTTGATGGCTCGTTCGCCTAAATCTCGTATGGTTGACCATTGCACTCATGTTGCTTATACGACAAACGACACAATCCCGATTCCCGACGAAGCCTTATGTATGCACACTGGTCGCGGTCGTATGCAAGGTCGCGGACTCGACCATTGGTACAGCGACGCAGCAACGCTCGTCAACGGTCTCGATTTAGATGACAAGTGGGAAGCAAAATCCCGCGAACTCGCCTACCATCCACCAAGCGCAAAACCAGCAGAACGGTCATCCAAGAAAAATGAATTCTCCGACCCTGAGGAAGAAGAAGAAACAGTCCTTCCCTTCTAAGCGTTGCCAGTAGAAATCAAATTGCGGGTTGCTTCCCATCCTTGATAAAAGATGGAGTCAAGGACGCTTAGGTTCGGAGTCCAGTTGTATTTGTGTTGTTTGTATGGCGCACAAGTCCAGTTTTGGGTAACTAACTCAATTCCAGCGTCAGTCCATTCTTGTAAGTCCATGTAGTTTAGAGACGGCGCACCTGTCACCATGCGGGTCGCGCCTATCTCTTTGCATAGGTCAAGAATCCAACCCCCCTTATCCCTTTGTTTAGGTTGGAACTCGGTGTCCCGATATATGTGAGACCAAAGCGCAAGATTCTTGTGCGCCCATCTAAAAGAAGTCTCGCTTAGGTCGCCTAAAGATGTATCCTTCTCCATAATGCGAGTAACCGATTCAATGGTTTCTTCAAAAAACGGAGCGGATTTGTAACGAAATGTTATCTGAGACAAAAGTTTGCTCCTCCAATCACCTTTGCCTAGAGGCGTATCGCAAAGCGGTTGTAACTCCTTCCCTACTGATAGGGCTAACCAGTCAGGCTCTTGATTTCCACCAAGACGGATGTGCTTCATGCCCGTTACTTTCTTTGCTCCGTTTGTATCGGGCGAGGTTGCAGTAAATTGCGCCGTAGTTAGAAGAATCACCGCGTCAGATTGAGCAGCCCGCGCATAAATGTTGAGGGTTGAAAACGGTGATGGTTGGAATATCGTTACAGTTAGACCAGCCATCGTCGAACCTCATAAGCCTCTGCTAAGGGAACGCCCGCTTGCGCACCTCTCAATACAGCCAAAGCCCTAAGTGCTTCAACAGAACGCTCAGATGGATGTGGTCGGTCTTGGGATATATGGGAACGCATTGCTTGGCACTTTCGTTCAATGTCAACTTCATCTAAAGAAACATACAAAATCGGATGGTGTTGTTCAGTCTCTAGCGTCCAGTAGTCAGAAGGTTCTTCATAGACAGCGACAATAGGCGGACGGAAATTGAATGTGCCTCCATTTGGTCGCAAAGCAGCGAGCGCAGCAGCGGAAATCGCACGATGGTCTTGATGAAACCCTCCAGGCTCAGGCATGATTACCATGTCAGGGGTAAACAGTTGAATGTGCTTCTCAATGTCAGTAATGATTTCTTTCATAGGGATAGTGTCTAAATCCCCATCGGTGTCGTTGTAAAGATATTCATAATCAATTCGACCGTCCCAGTCATCTAAGACAGCAAGACCTTGAATCGCTTCTAGTTTGCGCATATCGTTTGGCATTGAACCGTAAATAACTAAAGCGTCAGACTTCTCTCTAGCAAGACGAGAGAGTAATCCACCCGCACCAAGAATTTCGTCGTCAGGGTGTGGAGCAAGAATCATTATCCGCTTAGGCAAAAAAGAATTATTGAAAATCATCGTTTAGCAACCCCCAGTTAGGAAATAAGGGGTACAGTATCAGCACTATGGGAAGAAAAACTAGACTTACAGCAGAGATTCAACAACAAATTGTTTCCTCGATTAGTTCAGGCAATTGGCAAGAGGTTGCTTGTGAATATGCAGGGATTCATGTGGCAACTTACTACCGATGGTTAGAACGCGGTCAAGTTGAGATTAGTCGCCTTGAAGGGGACGAAGAAGCAGAACCGAATGACGAGGAAACTCCATATCGCGAGTTTTGCGAGGCAGTACGGAAAGCGCAAGCGGTATCTGAGGTTCAAGCAGTAGGCTTGATTCGTAAAGCAGCGATTGACGGGTCATGGCAAGCAGCGGGATGGTACTTGGAACGCTCTCACCCAAAGCGATGGTCAAAAGTTGATAAACTCGAACACACAGGTCGCGAAGGCGCACCAATTCAGTTGAGTGTTTCAGTCGGAGATTTAGAAAAAGAAATCGAAGCGTTATTGGAAGGAAGCCGTGGAACTACTAGAGATGATGATGAAGGCAACGCCTGATGAGCGTCGCTATGTCTTATCTAAGTTAGACCCCGAAAAGCGCATTGCGCTGAAACAAATCCTTGACAATCACAAAAGTAACCCGTGGGCGCAATATGAAAAAGACCCAGTTGCGTTTATCGAAAAAGGATTAGGCGAAACACTTTGGTCTAAACAGCGAGAGATTCTTGTATCGCTTAGGGACAACAAAAGAACAGCAGTCCCCGCTTGTCACGCTCCAGGAAAATCATTTATTGCAGCAAGAGCGGTTGCGTGGTGGGTTTCATCTCACCCCGCGGGAACGGCTCAAGTAGTTACAACAGCGACAACCTTTAGACAGGTTCGTAACATCCTTTGGAATGAAGTACGCAAGGTTGCAACAAAACATAATTTGCCAGGAGAAGTTATGTCCGTCGAATGGCAATTAGCGGGCGGAATTGTTGCTTACGGACTTTCATCAGGTGCTAATAACGAGGCTTCAATTCAAGGTATCCATGCTCCCCATCTTTTAGTTGTTGTTGATGAAGCGGGTGGTATTCCCACAAGTACAGGTCAGGCACTAGAAGCCTTGATGACAGGTGACCACACTCGACTATTGGCTATTGGTAACCCAAGTACAGATTCAGACTCAACTTGGTTCGAGCGCATTTGTCATTCAGATTTATACAATGTCATAAAGATTTCAGCCTATGACACTCCAGCATTTACGGGCGAAGAAACAGGTTGGTGTCACTCATGCCCGCCAATGGCTTCACCCCATAAAGTAGAGACACACTTAGTAGATAAAAGTTGGGTAGAAGATGTTCTCAAAGAATACGGAGCGGAGTCGCCGTTCGCAGAAGCAAGAATCAATGCCCGATTCCCTAAGACTTTTGCCAATCGCGTTATACCTCTCTCATGGGCGGAAGAAGCGGTCAACAATGAAAGTCCTGCGGAAAGTCCTTATGTTAGGTTGGGCGTTGATATCGCTTCCGATGGTGGCGATGAAATGGTGGTGGCAAGGGCGGATGGATTCCGAGTATCAATTGTTCATAAGTCAAGTGGAGCAGAAAACCAAAACGCCGTAGATGTAGCGCGAGTAATTCTCCAAGAAATCAAAAAAGCCGAACATATCCACGCCACTAGAAAGTTGACCGCACCAGTTGTCGTAAAGATTGACGCAATTGGTGTTGGTTGGGGCGTTACTTCATTGCTACAGACTTGGTTTCAAGAAGGTAAGCACAAATCAACAATCGTCCCAGTCAAGGTTGGCGAACGAGCAGTTGACGCAGGTAAGTTTGTAAATCAACGCGCAGAAATGTGGTGGAACGGTCGCGAGTTACTCGAATCAATAACAGATTCGCTTGGAAATGTCTCTCAACAGTTGCGCTTAGATGTAGATACTAAAACCATCGCTCAATTGGGTTCACCTGCTTACAAGTCCGATACAAGCGGACGAATAGCAATCGAAAAGAAAACGGAAATGAAAGGTCGCGGTGTAAGTTCCCCTGACCGCGCAGAAGCAGTTTTATTGGCTATCTATGAACCAAAGCGTCAAATGCACATGGAAATTCCTGTATCATTTGTGCAAGCGAACGAATGGAGTATGTAATGGCAAAAAAAGGTTCAGCGGCTCTATTAGTAGAAATAGCGACCGCAGAAATTGGTTATATCGAGGAAGCAGTTCCCGAAAACAAGACTAAGTACCAAAAGGCTAATCAAGCATGGTGCGGAGCGTTCGTAAATTGGTGCGGGAAAAAAGCAGGGGTCAAAATTCCCAACACTGTTTACACACCAGCAGGGGCAGATGCTTTCAAAAAGGCTAAATCTTGGCTTGAGGGTGAGGGTTGCGAGCCAACAACGGGAGACATCGTGTATTTCGATTTTCCATCAGACGGCGTTGACCGAATCTCCCATGTAGGTATTGTTGTAAAGAACAACGGAGATGGCACGGTTACTACCATCGAAGGCAATACTGCTCCCGACAAAAAGGGAGACCAGCGCAACGGTGGCGAAGTATGTCTCAAGGTTCGCGCTTACAAGAAAAAGAACGGCTCAAAATGGCGCAAGTCTCAAGCGGTTTCAATCGTAGGTTTTGGTCGTCCAAAATTCACAGCAGTTTAGTCTTGACAATGTAACAAGAACGATTAGAGTACGGATTACAACTAAGGCGTAGGGCTACATCTAAGTTGGTTATTTGTAAAAGACTCTCACTGACGGGGAAGCGGTGGGGGTCTTTTGCATTTCTGAAAACATAGTGTCAAATCGTGCAAAACAATTGTTATGACGGCGTGTTTGCCGTTCACCCTCTCTTGTAAATGTTTGCTAAGGGCAATTCTCAAACCCCCGTTTGGTAGAATAGTGCTATGCGGAAAACATCCGATAGTCAAATAGTCAGGGAGGCTATATGAACCGACAGGTAATTTGCGATATATGTAATAAAGAATGGTATCCAAAATCAGGGGGAATGGTTTACGAAAGTTTGAACCGACACATCAAAATAGAACACAGGGAGGAAACAAATTGAGCGCAGACAACCAGCGGAGTAAGGTATATGCCGCAGAAGGCGTAGTTCGAAATTGTAGGTCAAAGTTAGGGCGAAAAATGCTCATTCCACAAAAGACCGAGGAAATAGTCAAATCAGACGGCAGTATCGCAACGATTGCTCGAGTTCCAGCCAGCACAGCACAATGTAAGGCGTATATGGAAAAGATAGTCACTTATGAATGGTTCACTTCGAGGTGGCACATTTCTACCCCCAGTTATATCGAGGGTAATGCGCCAAATGTTGGAGATGGGCGAGCGCGACGCAAGGCTTGTTGGGATGCGAGCGTCTATGAAATCAAACTTCCCCATTGGGCGAGAACCGAAGCCGTGATACTTCACGAGATGGCTCATTGGATAGTAGATAAAGCCACAGTGCCAAGAGAAGATGGGCGGGGCTTTTGGATTAGGCAGTATGACCCCGACCATGCAGCACATGGTAAGGAGTTCGCAGCGGTGCTTCTCGAATTAGTCCGATTGCAACTCGGAGCAGAGGCAACGAAGGCACTCAAAGCCTCCTACAAGGCGAACCGCGTCAGGAGGGATAAACAACCTCAGCCAATCCACCGAAAGGCGGTAATGGTCGCCTAGTCCTAAATGTGGGAGGATTCGGCTATGACCACAATAGTTGCAGTCCAGTTAGATAACAAGGTGGTATTCGGCGCAGATAGTCAAGTAACAGCACCTAATGGACGACGATTCAGTCACCCGCAGATGGTCAAAATTAGCAAGGTCGGTCAATACTTAGTTGCAGGTTCAGGTGAATGTGCGCCTTGCGATATTGCACAGCATCTTTGGATTCCACCTAAGCCACTAACCGCAGATTGGGATGACCTTTATCATTTTATGATTTCAAAAGTAGTTCCATCGTTGAAGGCTTGTTTCAAAGATAATGAATACAAGTGGAATGAATCAGATGATGACGAAAGCAAGTTTTCATTTCTCATTGCTATTGGGGGAGAAGTTTTTGAATTAGCGGATGATATGTCTATTACTCTTGACGAGCGTGGTTACTATGGAGTAGGAAGTGGTTCAAGTTATGCCATCGGTGCTTTGTATGCAGGAGCAACAATCGGAGAAGCACTAAAGATAGCCTCATCCAATGATGTTTATACAAGTGAGCCGTTCATGTTTCAAGAACAGGTGAAAAGAAAAAAACGCGTGGTCTAAATCACATAAACAAATTGTCTAACTAATTGACTTCAAGTATGCAGGTGGCATGATTTGTCTTGTCGGAATCGCCGATTCCACAGGGAGGCAAAAATGCAAAACGAATTACAGGTACGAATCAATAGTTACGCAGACGCGCTAACTCAACAGTTCCACGCTAACAACGGCGAATGGGCGCAAAGACGCAAGTTCATCGCACAAACCCCAAAGGGTTCACAGAAGTACATCCGAATCGTCGAGGATGATGGTAATGGTCGCGGAGCGTCAGTACATTGCTTCATCAACTTAGAAACAGGTGGAGTTCACAAGTCAGCCAGTTGGCAATCACCAGCCCGAGGTCGTGACGGCAAAGTTTATCCAGCAAAGTTCAATTTGCTAGATGATGAATCATTCGCAGCGTTGCTTTACAACCTTGAAAGTTGTGGCGGGTATCTATACGCAGATTACAAAATAAGAAAACCGTTAGTTGATAACGGAGTCACATTGTTAGATTCCGCAAAGTACATGGCTTCATTCGTTCCCGAGATGGGGGAGTCAATCTAATGAAAACAAAAATCACAGTAGGTTGGGTCGCGTTTGCCCACCAAGCAGAATCGCTCAAAGCAGCAGGTCGAATCCCCGATGCAAAGTTGACATTTGAAACCGAGATTCCACCAGCAATGTTTGATACAGAAATTCTCGAATTGTTATTCGAGCAGACAAACCTTTATGCGGGCGATGTTTGGGAAAAACATTTCAAGGACAAGATGCCCGAGAATCGCAGTCACACCGCGCTATCAGTAGGAGATTGCGTGACTATCGAAAGAAACGAAGATAAAAGCATTTACATTTGCTTGGATATGGGTTGGGAGTTGCTCGCGTTTAGTAATGCGTGGGTGGACGAAGTTACTCGACTCAAGGCGGTCAAATAATGGCAAAGAAGCATTGGTATTTAGTGACAATGATTGCTGAAAAAACAGTTCGCGTTTATGCAGAAGATGAACAAGATGCAAAAGATAAAGCAGATGCAAAACATCAACCATTGTGGAACGCAGAAACAGCGGATATAGAAGGAAGATGGGGAAAAAGAAATGGCTAAACCTCTAGTTAGTTCCGTCAAAGAATGGTTCGTGGAGTTCGATTCAGACTTGGTAAAGGTCGAATGGGACGGAAACGACTATTGGCGGGTAAAACCCTCAGGAAAGCGAGCGCAATACTTCTACGGAGAATCCGCATGGATGGATGCAAGGCGGACAGCAGCGGATATTGACTTCAAAGCGTGGAGTATCGCTTGATTGCGTATGTAGTAATAGGGTTAGTTCTTTTTATGGATTTTGTAGCAATATGTTTAGCGATTTACGGACTAGGAATGGCGAAAGGTTGGTGGGAATAATGACAATCAAACAAGTCAAGTTCGATTTGTGCGAGATATGCGAATCCAATCCAAAAGAAAACCCTGAGGGCAAATGGTGTACCTCATGCAAAGATGATTTCAAAGAAAGCGACGATTAGGTGACCTAAATCACACAATCATTTAGTCAAAACATTTGACTATTTAGTTGGTGGTGGAAGAATAAGTCTTGTCGGAAAACATCCGATATTAGTCAGGGAGGCTAAGATGGAAAACTCACTTCACAAGCAAGCACTAAAAGCATATAAATCGCTAGTTTTGATTGCAGCAAAAAACAAGGCGGGCGAACTTCAATTCGCGTCAGACATTCAGGCACAAGCCTTTGCTATCTCTTACAAAGACTTGCGCGAAATGCTCGACTATGTAGCAACAGGCGACGAAGATATCGTGCGCAAGATTTACGCAAAGAAAATTGTTGAACGCTCTAAGTATTGGGTCGAAAAGGTAGCGTAATGACAACCGATTCAATGGAGTTGATTCGCCAGTTGCAAGCGTCAATGAACGAATCACTCCATCCCGACCTAGTTCCATTCATGGAGGATGGCGCACTAGGAAAGCAGTTGCGTCACCCGTTGGTCTATTTAGTTCCAATGTGGGATAACGGACGAGCCAATGCTTACTATGAGCAAAAGGTCAAGGATTCAAGCCAAGCGTTACAGGAAAAGCGATTCAACAGTTTCATTTATTTGCATGAACGCCCATATCGCCTAGATGCCTTCATTCAGGTAGCAGACCAGTTGACCGACACCGAATACTGGAAGTTGTTAGGTTGCATTTGGACGGATACTGAAAACCAATGGCAGAATCTCGACAAGTGGGACGAGTTGCTCAATAGCGACCGACCAAGCAAGAATTATTTGATGAACGAGGAGGAGGACAATTTTCTTAGGTCGCTTCCCGATAAGGTAGTTGTTTATCGCGGATGTCAAAAAGGACAGAATGAAAACGGTCTCTCTTGGTCGCTAAAGCGCGACAAAGCGGAGTTCTTCGCTAACCGACTAGGAAAGCGTGGAATCGTCTTACAAAGGACGATAAGCAAGGAACAGATAGTCGCCGTATTTTTAGGGCGCAATGAATGGGAGGTTGTATGGAAACCAAGTTAGTAAGTGCAGTAGTAGCAGAATATGTTGAAAAGCGAGAGAAAGACCATCACTACGAAGCAGATGCAGCGCACCGCGAACCATCAGTAGCCGAGTTTTACAATCGTGAAGCGTGGAAATGGCACAACATAGGAGCAGAAATTGTTGAACACCTAAAGAAACAGGGGTTGTAATGTCCGAGTTGATACCGCTTGAATCCGAAGCAGCCGAAAAAATCTTGTCAGATATGTTTGGACGCATGGTCACATTTGGCGCAGATTCAGTCAAACCAAACAAGCCTAGTTATGAACTCCACTTCGCCATCAAAGCAGTTGTTTGGGACGACGGGTCGGTTAGTTGGGAACACGCTGGAGAAATGTATGAATCCTCTTATCCCAATGGTGTTGTTTGGGACTGCAACAAGCAAGAATGGGATTACTACCGCGAGAACAACGAATCAATGGAGTCTAAATGCCACAATCAGATTTCAGACATGATGGCGAATATGCGGTATTGGAAAGCAGAACAAGAAAAGTGAAACGCGTGACGCAAATCACACAAACTTTATAGCAAAACATTTGACAACACACGCGCAGAATGGAAATGTAGGACTTGTCGGAAAACCAACGCCTAAGGGAGGCAAAAAATGATAGTTTCAGTTACAGGTTCAGTTCTTCATTCAATCCTAAATTCAATCCAATCTCCACGCCGAGTTCTTGATATCGGTGCAGGATTCACAAAAAGAGAGGGTGTTTACACCTTCCTTGTGAGTGGCAAAGCCTCTCGCGTTCCTTATATTCAAGGCTTGCTCAAAGAAGCGGGCTACATCATCATTTCAGACAGCGAGGAATGGTCTCGCAACGAGCATCGCTTCTATATCAAGGAGGCAGCGTAATGCGCACCGATATTCACCGCCCAAGTGCGCCCGAGTTTGACCCTCAGGCTTACGATTGCTACGGAGTGTTTGATTTAGCACCCGAGTTCGGAGGCGAAGCCGAGACAAAGGCTCGCGTCCAAATGGTAGCCAGCCTAGTTGATAAAGGCTACAAGTTCGGTTCAACAAATAGCGGTGGATGCGGTCATTGCGGAGCAAATCTTAGATACGCTGCTTTGATGGCTCGCGAAGATGTCAAGGAATTGATATATGTAGGCGAAACTTGCTTGGATAACCGATTCTCATTATCAAAGGAATTGTTCCAACAGTTGCGCTCGCAAGCAAAGTTGAACAAAGACCGCGAAGTGAAAGGCGTAAGAAAAGCGCAGTTCATCGCCGATAATGTAGAAGTTCAAGAACTTATCGCTTATGAAAACCAAGTAGATGCGATGCCACAATTTCTAATGTCTTTGTTATTCCAGTTGGAACAGTATGGGGAACTTAGTGCAAAGCAAGTAGCGTCCATCCGTCCAGCAATTGAACGCGACCGCGAACAAGTTGCACAAGCCAAGATTCGCGAAGCAGAACGCCAAGCCCTAATTGCTAAGGGAGTAGTTGCTCCCGAAGGTAAAGTGACCGTGGTTGGCGAAGTTATCGCGCAGAAGTGGCAGGAAAACGATTTCGGCGGAGTAATGAAAATGTTAGTTCAAGCCGAAGAAGGTTACAAAGTTTGGGTAACTCGCCCGAATTCAATCTTCAACACAGAAGTAGGTGACAAAATCCAATTCAATGCGACATTGACACAATCTCGCGAGGATGTTTTATTTGCTTACGGTAAATCACCAAGCAAAGCAGTGATTCTCGTAGAAGCACCAGTTGAGGGTCGCGCAATATCAATCAGGGAGGAAATAGCAAAATGACAATGCAATGGGACGAATACCTAAAGGTTCGCCAGTTTTATCAGACGCGTGGGCGCGAAGAACTAGAAAAAGGCAACATCGCAGAGTGCGATTACATGGTCGGTGTAGTGCGAGGTCTTGACCTTGCAATGGGCGTGTCATACGAGGTAAATAAGGAGGCAATCAAGTGAGTGACTTCATTACACCCGAGGACGAGCAGGAACTAGCCTCATTAGAAGTCCTATGGCGCGAAACCATCACCTCTATGGAAAAGGAGTTGAACGATGCCTCAATTGAAACTCTTGATTGATGTTCCTGAAAGTAAAGACCAAGAAACTGTGATTGACTACCTCAATTGCGTCGCGCTTTGTAAATTGGAAGAAGATTTGCATGAAATCACAGGTTGGGAATGGGTGCGTAGTGACGAAGTATGTTAGTTGGGCGCAGGTCTATCTAGGTAGTCAGCGACATAAGTGCGATTGCAAGAAGGGTCTCGCAGTATTTGTAGTAAATGGCAGGTCAGATAATCTCACCCGAACCAAGACCTCTTATGCGTGTCTCGTTTGCATAGGGGATGTTCTATTGAGACAGGAGTGGAAATGAGTGATGAAAAGCGTCTAGTTATGGCATTTCGTGGACAGCAATTGGACATCTTGTATGGTCCAACAGATTTAGTCGTTGAAGTGAGAGACTATGACCACGATTTGCCCGAAGATGACACAAGGGTATTGAAAGACATCAATGGTTCGACATTTCGAGCCTTCATATTCAAAGCCGACAAAGAAGTGGAAGTAGCAGATGAGTAAGCACCATGCAGTTCTTATGTACGACTCGGAAACAAAGCAATGGTCGCACGATGTTGAGACAGAAAACGCAAAATTCCCCGATGGCACAATTTGGGACGATGCAAAAGAAGAATGGTATTCGGGCTATCTAGGAGATGGCGGATATGACCCAATTGATGACAGAATTATGGATTATCTTCCCCACGGAATAGATGCCTTGAATATGCTTGACGGTGTGAGCCGAGGCGAAGAACTCAAACTAAAGGAGAGTGAAGATGATTGAAGTTGTAGTAACTTTGCTTGTTGTTGCGCAAGCAGCAACAGCCTACAAGTTGTGGTTGGCTAAAAAGGGAATCTTTGCTTTGTTTGGAATCATCAGTTCATTGTTAGATGTCATGACAACCATGAACAAGATAGAGATATTGAAAAAAATGGAAACCAATGTCACCGATATAGAACAGGAATTCCGACGAATCATTGATTCGCTTTAGTGTGGCGCAAATCACAAAAACTTTATAGCAAAACATTTGACAATCGCTCAGGTGAATGGAAATGTAGTACTTGTCAACGAAACGCCCGTTTCGGACAGGGAGGCTTCAAAGTGAAATCAGTATCAGTTCAATTCGAGTCAGCAATGAAAGAAATTCGTAAAAACAAGGTAATGGCTCGTCGTAATGTTAGTTCTTGTTGCCGTTCATGCGTGGATTTGAAAGTTGCGGACGACCAAGCAATCATTTGGCACTTTGGCGGTCAAGGTGGTCGTTTCGAAGTTGCAGCAGATGGCGCATACGAGCCAGGTTGGTCAACAACCAAAGTTGACGGTGTTTACTTCAACCACAACGCTATTGCAGGAACAGAAAAAGCAAAGATAGTCGAAGAAATCTTCGCAAAATACGAAATCGTCATTGATTGGGATGGAAGCGAATCAACTTGCATTTGGGTGGACTTCAAAGCAACAGCAAAAAACTTCAAGCACGAAGCAGGGATTATCTCAATGAATACTCCAGATATGGTAATGGCGTAATGGTTTGCCCATATTGCAAAGGTAAAAAACCTTATTCAAAAATTTGCAAAACTTGTAAGATAGGAAAGAGGAAGTAATGGCACACAGCAGATGTGAATGTTGTCCATTTGGAAACCATGATTACGGAATTCGAGTAGATAAGCGTCCAGCGGACATTGACTTGCTAATGACAGAAGGATTGCCAGCCACAACTTATGCGTGTGGATATATGGCGTTTGCAGGAACAGTCATCATGGTTGACAGATACACAAGCGGTAAGAAAAAAGGTCTAGTAAAGCGAATCACTATCGCAGATGCAGAACCGACTCCAACAGGAGATTGGGTCACAAGTTCAGACCCGAAGTATTGGGAAATATACGCAGTTGAAGAATTGACAGTATGCACTGGTCGCGATTGTGAGAAGTATCGAGATAAGTGTCCGTATTGCTCGGGCGAAAGGTTTTACTTCAAGAATCTCAACAGCGAGAATAAACGAGTAGAAGGTTCATGGGGACGCGCCAGTTATGCGCAGATTGGACTAGGTTACCGAGAAGAATATAGAAACTATCAATCAGAACAGTACTTGTCAGGTTAGGGGGAAAATGTTAGAAACCTTAGAAGGCGAAGTTCGAGGGAAATCAGGGTCAGTTCACTATGCAGACCAAGAAATTCAACGACTGCACGAAAAGTATGGTTTGCCTTATCAAGCAGAAGGCGAAATTCAGTTAGCCTATGCGCTCGCGCACACGGGAGCATTGGGAATTCTAGTTGTAAGGCTAGACAGCGGGGAAACGCTTTATGGACATAGTTATGACCATGCGTACACTCCAACAGAAATAGCAGGAATCAATCGCTCGAAGCGCGTAGTAGATGCGCTTTGGTTACCAAAATAGGAGAAGTAAATGGCATATGTAGTTATCGGGTCACACAAAGAAACAGGAACATTCAAGGTGGTTGGTTCGTTTTACCAAACAGCCCGAGCAGACCAAGCAGTGAAAGTATTGTCAGTTGCCGAACCTAATTGGGAATTCAGTTACAGCGATTTAGAAGATGGTGTTAGCGCATTGCAAAAAGCAAGAAAAGAAATACGACAAGAAAAGAGAAAACAAAAAAATGCTAGATAAGCCAAAAATTTTGCTCACCAGCAATTCCGAATTGCGTGAAGATGGAATCATGAATTGGACACTGCCAGCGTTTGCGGTCAAGTTAGATGATGGCAGAAATATAAATGTTTGCCCACAAGCAGGGGCTTGCGCAACGGTTTGTTATGCAAGAAATGGCACTTACTTGTTTCCAAATGTTATTGGTAAGCACAAGAAAAATCTTCAATTCATACTCGACGACCTTGAAGGATGGAAAGAAGCCATGTTGTTAGAGTTGAACAAAAAGAAAATGCGACCAAGCGGAGAACCACGAAGCGTTCAAGGAGTTGACCCTGATTTGACCGACCCTTTCATAAAAGAATGGTTGGCAACAGGCGGTAAAACAGTCCGTATCCACGATTCAGGTGATTTCTTCTCAGATGAATATACGATTGCGTGGATGAAGATTGCAGAACAGGTTCCCGATGTTTTGTTTTATGCTTACACAAAGGAAGTAACCCGATTTCGCAATATAGTTGAAGGTAAAGCCCCAGTAAACTTTCGCTGGTTGTACTCAATGGGCGGAAAAGAAGATTACTTGGTCAAGTTAGAAGAAGAACGCCACGCAGATGTATTTCTCAGTTGGGATTCTATGGTCGAAGCGGGTTATGTTGACCAGTCAGCGTCAGACCTTCAAGCAATTCTTCTCCCAAGCGTCAAGATTGGTATTCCAGCAAACAACATTCCACATTTCAAAAAGAAAATGAATGGTGGCACATTCGCAAGTCTTCAAAAAGACCGTGACGATGCAAAAGCAAGAAAGTTAGAAGCGTGACGCAAATCACACAAACTTTATAGCAAAACATTTGACAACAAGTTTCGTGAATGGAAATGTATGTCTTGTAAACGGAATCGCCCGATTCCACAAAGGGAGGCAAGAAAATGGAAATCACAAATTGCGAACACAGTTGGATTTACTTCAAAGAAGGTATTGGAACTCAGTACCGTTGCACCAGTTGTAACAAGGGATTCTTCGACGCAGAATCAGTAGTGACACCCCGCAAAGGTTGGGTCGAGGTATTCAGCCTCAAGGAAATGACTTACACATTGATTGACCCAAAGGTGGAGGTCAAGTAATGAAAACTCTTAGCGAAGCAACAGCAAAGGAAATCCTAGACAGGATTGATTACTTAGACCGCGAGTTTTGGAAGGTCACTCCAGCCGAGCGTCCATTTGTAGCCGAAGCAATCTCAATACTTGTTCAGGCTCACCAAAGAAAACTAAAGGAGGTCAAGTAATGTCAGTTAGATACGGAGATTGTCAGAAAAAACATTCTGAACGATTCATCAAGCAAGCCATCCGTGGATGGGCAAAAGAGCGCGAAAGTTTCGATGGTATCAAGCGTTCAAAAGCAGAAATAGAAGAAATTGTAAAAGACCAGTTTTCTTCAATCACTGGTGAGGATGCGTGTAACTGGCTTTCATGCGAGAAGAATTAGTGTGGTACAAATCACACAAACTTTTAGCAAATAAACTTTACATCAAGTTTGATGGCTGAAAGGATTGTATTTGTAAACGAAATCATCCGATTTCACAAACAGGGAGGCAACAAAATGGACATCGCAGGATACAGAGTTAGATTCACAAACTGGAAGAACGGACAAGATGAGTTTTTCTTTCAGAACAAGGAAGATGCTAAAAACTTTTCAGCCAAGTACGAGGCTTACAGATACAAAGCCGTAATTGAAACAATTTACTTTCAAGAGGTTGTTGCGTAATGTTTGAATACAAAATCTTTTACCCAGTCATAGGTGGGGGTAAGTATCACACTTGCGACAGCATCACCAGCGTTGCTACTTGCGGGAACTTCGTAGTTGACCAGCGCAACGAGGTTTCAATTCATGTGCAAGGCGATGCAGATTACAGCAAAGTTCATCCAATGGTATGTAAGCGTTGCTTACTAAAGAAATAGGGAGGCAGTAAATGTTAGTTCGAGTTCAAGCAAAAAACGATTCAAATGGAAATCCGCGCCGAGGTTGGATTCAGTTTTCAAGCGACGGTAGTTTTCTTCAATTCATTGACGAGGGCTATCAAGGCAGGGGCGCAATTGCTGAATTTGTCAAATGGGGCGAGGCAGACACAATCGCCATCACTATCGAGGCAAGCGAATACAAGCGATTCAAAAAACTAGGGGAGGCAAAGTGAACGAGTTCGAGAAAGCAAGAACGGAACTAATTGCTAGTTTCATAGAAACAGGTTACACAGAAGAACAAGCGACCGAGACGGTCAACAAATTGTTTGGAGTTATCAAATGACAAAGCGTCCGTGGTACGAGCAATTGACAACCCGAGGTTGGGTAGTTTTGATTGGATTCGGAGTAGCAGTTATTTTCGGATTGATGATGTGGTGGGGAGACAGAATGGTTATTTGCGATTGGCGCGGTGGCTATGAACCATGCAAAATCGAACGATTCGGCGATGTAGTAGATGGGTGGAGTAAATGAGTTACGAACGCAAAATTGGTAAGTTTTACATTTCAGCAGGTTGGAAAAATGGATTCGGAATCGGTTTCTCAATAGACAAGTACACAATGTTTGTTGAGATTGGGATTATTTGGGTCGGATTGGAGTATTGATGGGCAGTAGTTATATTGCTGGATTCTTAGACCACTTAGGTGATGGAGATTTAGCCCTCAAACAAGCGGTGACAATCCAGTTGAAAGGCAATCATTTCCCCGCAATACATAGCGATTGGATAGAAGTTGCTATCAAAGCAATCAAAGTCGTCGAAGCAGACCCCGAAGGCGATTCGGGATGGGGCGATATAAAACGCCCTGACAAATTTGTCAAAGACGGTAAGACCGATATAAGCGTTTCTGAGGTTATGGATGGACTGCACCTTTGGGACTTAGTGAGGGTAGAACGCTAATTGTCAGACCGTGTTGGTAAGTTCATCAAACAAAGAAATCGCGAACCAAGATGGGTGATTGTTCATAAGTTCAAGAAAACAGATTGGGGCGAAATCATTCTTTGGTCGAAGGCTTTAGGTTGGACACTCCAACCTGAACACGATGTTTTCAAAGATGAGCAAAAAGGTATAGTCCCGCTTCCCGACGACGGGAAATGGGTCAAAGAGGACGAAGTAATGGAGCGAATCAAATGACAGAAATAACAATGCCAGCGCATATCTCGTTTAGCAGTATGAATGATTGGCTTGATTGCGGTCATCGCTATTACTTGGGACGAATGACAGAGGTTGAAGATTTACCACAGATGATGTTTATTGGTGGCAAGGTTGTTCACTCAGCCAGTGAAACTTATGACCGATTCGGTGGAGACTTAGACAAAGTTTGGAACGATGAATGGACAAAGGCTCTTGACGGAGTTTTCGCAAAAGGTTTTTCGGTAGATGACATAAAAATCAATATCGGAAATGAAGATGTGTCATGGTGGTACGAGAACGGGCGCAAGATGCTCGACCGCCATGTCCGATTCAGCACTGAAAACTCAGTGTTGATGCTCCCCGATGGAACGCCAGCCATTGAACTCGATTTATCATGCGATGTAAATGGTGTTGAAGTCAAAATGTACGCAGACCGCCTGACGACCTCCCTTGTCAATGGCGAGGTTAGCGTTACTGACATCAAGACAGGACGGAAAAGTCCAACTAATCCGCTCCAGTTGGCGTTTTATCGGTACGGAGTAAAGAAAAAATATGGAATTGACCTTGATTACGGTCAGTACTGGATGGTTCGCACTGGCAAAATCGTGACAAAGCCACTCGCACCATTCACCAATTCGTTGATTGAAGGTTTAGTCGCAAAGTTTGACCATGCGCGTAAGTCTTTAGCGTTTGTACCGAATGTTGGCTCTTGTACATGGTGTTCATTCAAACCCAACTGCGAGTTCGGACGCGATATGGACTTTTAGGTTGTACGATTTGTATATGTCACGATTTGTTATGGTTGCTGATTCAGATACAGGTAAAATCGTTATTTGGGATGGCAAAAAGCAGATGTTCTCATGTTTATTCGGGGAACGCGCCGAAGGCGGATGGGGCATAAGCGTTGCGCAGGAAATCATGGTCATGGCAGAACAGCCTAAACCTCATAAGATTTTGTATGCTCTCCATGATTTCTTGTGTGATGTTTCTCAAACTCAACCAGTTGAGCCGATTCCTGTCTCAGTATAAAAACTAAACCCCCAGTGTGTCGGGTTGCAAGAATTGTTCATTTGTTCTACCCTCAGTTTAGTCGAAGGAGGAAGAAATGGCTCTAACCCTAATGACCCAAGCACAAGTCTTGGACAAGTATGCGACTATGCCCGTAGAACACAAGGAAGCATTGATTGAAGTAGCGTCAAATTATCTCTTTGATATGGCGAACGCAATCAAAGTTCCTTTCAAGAATGTTGACCAGCATGACCGTATGTTCAAGGCGTTGGATTTCTTAGCGCAAGGTTGGACAATCGAAAATGCAATGTCGGCTCAATGGAAATACCTCGGTTAGGTGACATAAATCACAAAAATACTTTGCCGAAATACTTCAAAACTTTTGCAATAAAGGTAATGTAGTACCTGTAACGGGGAAACCCACTAACAGGGAGGCACAAAATGACTTCAATGGCAGCAAAGCGCGGTCACAAGTTCATCACTAAAGAAATCGAAAAAGCGTTACCACCGCTTTACTCGCAAGAAAATGTCAGCGACCCAATTGTCGTCGCTAAGTGGTTCAGTCCATATTCAAATTGGCGTTGGTTCGCCATCGAGTTCGACGGCGTAGATACATTCTTCGGATTGGTTCAAGGGTTCGAGGTAGAACTCGGAAACTTCTCAAAAGCAGAAATGGAAACCGCAGTATTTCGCGGAATAGTTCCAGCGGTCGAGCGCGACCTTTCTTGGCAGCCTAAGAAATTGAGCGAAGTCCGCAAGTCCATCGAAGAACACAACTTCGCATAATGGAGCAAATGGAAAAATTGTACGACGAGTTGACGGACGAGCATGGTAAACATCAGTTGTCGCTCAGTTGGGACACCAAGTCAATTCTCACACCAGCAGGGTATAAAAAAATTATTGACCCTGACAAAGATTGTTTTGAGTATGACGGCTACCGAATTTGGTGGTATCACGCCGAGAACCTCAAACACCCCGACACCCCAGTAGTGGTCATCTCTTGGACAAGCAATTACCGCGAAGATGATTGGGACACGAACGAAGAAGAAGTTGATGCAACCGCCGAGGACATCGCTGATTTCTTGAAGAACTTAGAAGGTGGCTATGAACCCGATAATGGGTTGCCTGACCGACTGGAGGAGATAGGGTGAGTGTTTCTATCTCTTATGACTCAGGTTGGCGCACAGCCCGTTTCAGCCGTCATTTGCAGGTGGTCTTTGACAATCAAGTTTGGGATGTCACGGTCTATGTAGGAGGTCTTGGTATCCCTGACGGAGCAGATGTTTTCTTAGATGGCAATATGGTCATGGTCATCCCTGCGGAGATATTGGATTTCATCGCAGAACAACAAGAAATGAAGCCAAAGTTTGAAGAACCAAAGTCGCGCAAGTCAGACCCAGTTACCTCTCGCCTAGCAGCAGATGGTATGAAAATGCGGGTCAACTCAACAAGGCACAAGTTGTTGATGGCGCACTACTCCGACCGTAATGGTCTAACAGACGAGGAGGCAGCGGTTCATGCTTGCCTTCCCCTAACATCAGAATATGCCACACGCTGTTCCGAGTTGGAACGAGCAGGGCTAATAGCCAGTATGCCGACACACCGTACAGGCTCATCAGGTCAACTCCGAGTTGTGAGGCGTATCACACAATTAGGCGTAATTTCAGCAGAAAATATTTGCAAACAAGCGTAAGGGAGATAAGATGGACAAAATATTCAAAATAAAGGTGTACGAAGATGGTCAGGAGGTGCATGAACACAAGTACAATAATCTTGGGCAAGCCATTGAAGATTATGCGCGGTATAGAGACCGCGGAATGGCTAAACAGGAAAGGTTAGTTGCCCTTATCAGTCCGAATGGCGAAGTAGTCGTCAAAAAGTCCCTAAGGAATCTCCACTCAATCTAAAGTTGAGTGAGCCGAGGTTTCCCCCAAAGGAGGAATAATGAAACTCACAAAACGCGGAAAAATAGTAAGAAATGTAATAGCAGCAATAGTTGGTTTACTTGTATGGGATGCAGCAACATCATTTGCAGCAGACACCCCAACCCCCGTTGTAGAAACGGCAACAGTTACAGAAATATCATTCCCGCTAGAAGCATGGACTCCAGCCGTAGCAAAGATTTATAGTCAATTCGCTATGGACGAATATGGTTGGGGAGATGCGCAGTTCGCTTGTTTGAACGCGCTATGGACTAAAGAAAGTCACTGGAATTGGAAAGCCAAGTCGCCTACAAACGACTATGGAATTCCTCAGCGCAATATGCCTGATAAAACCGAAGCAGAAATCAAGAAGTTCTTGTCCGACCCAATTGGACAGATTTCATGGGGACTCGGATATATTTCCCATCGCTATAAAAGTCCATGCAATGCAAAAGCGCACTCAGACCGAACTGGATGGTATTGATGTCTAATCCCGAGGACAACGAAAAGTTGTACGCCCTTTTGATGAAAGAGCGTTACGGGGATGAATGGCAAAAGTCACAAAATGTTATGGACGAAAATGACGATTAGCCCTACACTTGGCGAGTGCCAGCACCCACCGATTACCCGTACTTTGACGGAAGCCAAATATGCGCAAGCGTTGATGGTGAATTGTGGTTCAGCGACACTCCGACAGGTAGGCGAACTGCCATCAATCTATGCAACCAGTGTCCGTTTCAGGCAGAATGTCTTGAATACGCGCTTCATTGGAGCGTGGAAGGAATTTGGGGCGGGACAACCCCAAAGATAAGAAAAGCAATAAGAAAAAAACGCAAAATCAGACCGAAGCCAATCGTGTTTGATTTTCCTAGCCAAAGGACTCAAAATGAGTAACCCAATCACAGTAGTAGGAACAGTAACAAAAGACCCTGAACTCAAATTCATCAACAGTGGTAAGGCGATAATAAAGTTTTCGGTTGTCACAAGTAAGAAAAAGAAAAACGATGACGGTTCTTGGGAAGATACGGGAACAACATATTGGGACATTACAGCGTGGGATGTTCTCGCTGAAAATGCAGCAGATGTGCTTATGAAGGGAACGCAAGTTGTGGTTCTAGGCACTGCCGAATCCCAAGAATGGAACGACAAGACCACGGGCGAAAAGAAAAGCAAGTTGGGCGTTACCGCTCAACACATTGCAATATCTTTGAAGAAGTCTCGCCCAAAGAATGATTCATTCCAAACTAAGCAACAAGCAGATTCGTGGGATACTGCGCCATTCTAGTGAGAATGGTTCAACCTGCTCTATACTGCTTGGATGGAACCCGAGTCATTTGACCAATTTGCTGGCTTGAGCATATTGCAACAAGCGTCAGCACAAATGAACGAGTTGTTTACTTCTTTGTTGGATAGTGGGTTCAATGAGAAACAAGCGTTGTACCTTGTTTCACAAATGATGGTTCACACTTCATATGATGATGGTGAGTAGGTAAAATGGCAGAAGATATGAATATGCAGGAGATTGGCTCTACTGGTCTGCGTCGTGCGGGCGGTACAGTTACAGAAGAATTTCTTCTCAATCTTCGCGGGCGACGCGGTGCTAAGACTTATCGCGAAATGTCAGACAACGACCCAGTTGTCGGTTCGATTCTTTATGCTATTGAAAAAATCATTCTTCGCCTTGAATGGCGCATTGACCCCGCTTCCGAAGATTTAGTTGATGTTGAAGCAGCAGAATTTATTCAATCATGTATGTACGATATGTCCGATTCATGGGACTCAACAATGTCAAGTATTTTATCAATGTTGGTATTCGGATATTCATGGCATGAAATTGTTTACAAAATTCGCGGTGGTGAATCAGATGACCCAACCAAGAAGTCAAACTTTGCAGACGGAAAAATTGGATGGCGCAAATGGGCTATCCGTGCGCAAGAAACTCATAACCAATGGGTCTTTGATGAAGATGGTGGAATCCAAGCGTTTCAACAAGTTGACCCGTGGGGTGCTGGTATGCACACCATCCCAATTGAAAAATCTTTGTTATTTCGCACAAGCACACAGAAAAACAACCCCGAAGGTCGTTCACTTCTCCGAACCGCATACCGCCCGTGGTATTTCAAAAAGCGCATTGAAGAAATTGAAGCAATCGGCATTGAACGCGACCTTGCTGGACTTCCAGTTGCATATGTTCCGCCCGAGTATTTGTCAGCAGATGCAACAGCGTCTCAAAAACAAGTATTGGCTTCAATTCAAGCCATCGTGCAAAATGTAAAGCGTAACGAACAAGAAGGTATCGTTTTCCCACAGGTGTATAACGAAAACGGCAACAAGATGTTTGATATGACCTTGCTATCAACAGGTGGTTCACGCCAGTTTGATACAGACAAGGTAATCAACCGCTACGACCAGCGCATTGCAATGTCTGTGCTTTCAGACTTCATCCTTCTCGGTCATGAACGAGTAGGCTCATTTGCGCTAGGTTCGTCAAAGATTGACCTTTGGACAATGGCAGTTGACGCAATTTGTAAGTCAATCGCAGAAGTAATCAATCAACACGCAATTCCAAGATTATTGACATTGAACGGAATGAAATTGGAAAAGACACCTGAACTTATGTACAGTGAAGTAAGCCATGTTGAACTAAGCGAAATCGCAGAATATGTATCCAAGTTGACACAGGCAGGAGCATTGAGTCCTGACGCAGCAACCGAAAAATATCTTCGCGATTTAGCAGGTTTGCCGTCAATTGACGAAACACTGTAATGCCTTATGTATTCCAAAAAGCCAATGACCCCTTTGCGGATAATGCGGGGCTAACGGCAAACGAGCGTAGGTTGCTTCAAACTTATATTGATGGTTTGAAGAAATTGAATATAGCGACAAATGACCCAAAGGTTATGGCTCGTATCATGGAACAGGTAAAAGCGGGCAATCCTCTTTCCGCTGCAAACTTAGTGCCGTGGGAATCATTCACTCAGTCACTTGATGCAACTATTCCGCTTGTAGGCGCACAAATGGCAATCTCGGCTAACTTAGCAATCACACAGTTGCCAAAATACATTGATTTCAAAATGAAGTTTGATTTGACCGACCCACGGGCAATTGCTTATGCACAAGTGCGCTCAGGCGCAAGTATTAGACAAATCAACGAATACTCTCGACAAGCGGTTGCAAAAATTATTCAAGATGGTTTGCGCTCCAATCTTTCAATAGAAATGGTTGAAGCAAAAATTCAAAAAGTTGTTGGTCTTGATGGTCGCCAAGCAACAGCGTTGTCATCTTTTTACGACAGGACAATCAAAGAAGGAACAGCAAAAGGTTTATCTTTCAAAGATGCAGTTGCAAGAGCAGAAAAACTAGGAGACCAATACCGAGACAGACTTTGGAAACAACGCGCAGCCCGAATCGCCCGCACCGAAATTGCTACCGCAGCAAATGAAGGTCGTGCTTTAGCGTGGCAAGAAGCCTATAACGCAGGATTGATTCCTGACGGCTCAAAGAAAAGATGGGTAACTGCTGTTGATGAAAGAACTTGTCCTCAATGTTCGGAATTGAACGGTCAATTAGTTGATTGGCAAGGAATTTTTTCTATAGGTAAAGAAATGCCTCCTGCTCATGTCAATTGCCGATGTTCAGCCGTAATTGCTCCAACAGAACCTAGTGCAAAGCCAAGTTCACAAACAACCGAATATGAAGGTTACAAACTACAAGACCCAGTTGACAAGATAAGCACAAGTCGCGGACAAGTTGATAAAGTTGCTACCCAATTGCGTGATGCTTCAAAAGCAGTAGAGCCAAAAATTACAAAAGATATGATTGATTTGTCTAAGGCTAATGACGGCAAAATGATTGGTTTAGAAAACCGACTCAAAACACAAGCGTCATTGTCAGAAAAGATTAGTACTCGCGCAGGTAAATCAAGTCTTGTTGATGCTACTGGACAAATTCATGATTCGGTTCGCTATACAATGAAGTTTGACGACAAAAACTATGTTCAAAGTACAAGTAATGTGATAAACGAATTACGCGCTAAAGGTTATGTTGTAAATCCAAAAAACAATTGGTCAAAAGGTAATCCTTACTACGGAGTAAATGCTCAAGTTGTTACTCCAACAGGCGTAAAAATGGAGTTGCAGTTTCACACCAATTCATCTTTGTCGTTGAAAGCAAAGACGCACCCAATTTACGAAGAATTGCGAATCAGTAAAGACCCTGTAATTCAAACCGCACTTCATAAAGATATGTTGGCTTTGGCTCAAAATGTAAAGTTCCCCGCAGGAGACATCAATTTATTGGGAACGCCAATACAAGCAGAAATTGGTAAAAGTTTAGTAATGATAGGATTTCGTAAATGATTCGTTATTTTGCCGAGGCTAAAATTGATAACACAATTTACGCCATATACAGGTACAGGTATCAAAAAGAATTGATTTATGAAGAAGCATGGAATCCCAACGCTAATGCTTGGCAAAAAACAACAGATTTGACGGGCTTGTTTGTAGGAGGCGACAGTTCTTTGATGGAAGTTAGTCAATCAGATGCCCAAAATGCGTTTCCGAACGCTTTTACAGTCAACCGTAAGGGATAATGGAAAGATGTCATACAAAATCAAAATGGATGTTCCTGATGCCATCGAAAAGGCTACTGCAACAGAACTTGAACACCTCCATGCAAAGTTTCACGAAAAGTATGACTCCCCTTCATCCGATGTAGTTATCGAAAGTCACCATTGGCTCACACAAGGGCTTACTAAAATGGGTATTCGTTTACCCTCTGAACCCGATTGGGAAGCCGCTATAGTCGCGTCACAGTGGGAAATAGAAGTAAACGGACTCGACCTCAAAGAAATGGGTTTGACATCCGACCCAATGGTCGCGGACTTAGTTGAAAAGCACCAAGATTTCATTCTTAGCGAAGTTGTTAGCAATAAGTCGCGGAAACTTGTTATCAAAATTGCGGAAAGCGAAACCTTCACCCCGCCAGCGGGAGTAATCGCGGAAGGCAAGCGGGCTTTAGAATGGATAAAAGAAGGTCACGCAGGAGACGGATTTACAGGTGTTGGTCGCGCTCGCGCAGCACAGTTAGCAGGGGGCAAAGCGGTCTCTTTGACTACCTTGCGACGCATGAATTCATATTTCATCCGTCACGATAAAGATTCAGAAGGACAAGGTTACAAGCCCGACCAAAAGGGTTACCCAAGTCCAGGTCGCGTCGCTTGGGCAGCGTGGGGTGGAGATGCAGGTAAGTCATGGGCGGAATCAATCGTAAGTCGTGCGGATAACGCAGAAAAGTCAGCGGACTTTGATGTAATCAAACAAGTTGACGAGCGCAGATTTACTTTAGGTCCAATGTATATCCCTGACCGCCTAGATGCTCATGGTGAATGGACGGATGCTAACGAACTCCAACAAGCAGTTTGGGATTATGTAAAATCAGGAGACCGCCGTATTCGACTTCAACACAACAAAGATGTAGTTGCGGGTGAGTGGGTAGAAGTTATGACCTTCCCCTATCCACTCACAGTTCCCATGACAAAAGCAGATGGTTCAGCAGAACAAGTTACATATCCTCCGAATACCGTGTTCCTCGGAGTCCAGTGGGATGATTGGGCTTGGGAGATGGTCAAGGCTGGAAAACTTCGCGGTTACTCCATCGGAGGAAAGGCTTCACGCTTAGAAGCAGACATTCCTCAACTTGAAGAAAAAGCCGATGGTCCAACGGTTTCAGATGTTCATGTTGATACAATCATGGGCGGTAAACCGAGACGAAGGAAAAACTAATGGCATTTGTTATGAAGAACCAATCAAAAGTTGTAAAATCAAATGCTCCTGTTGAAAAGGTTGACCCGTTGATGGATTTTTACTACATTGACGAAGCAGACAACGAGGAAACAACCGTTGATTTGAACTCAGCGTTGCGCGAGTTGTTAGCAAATAACTTTTCTGTTTACCTACGCGCCCACGGTTATCACTGGAATGTAAAAGGAATCCACTTCGCTGCATATCATGAATTTTTCGGTGAGATTTACGAAGATTTGTATTCAGCCATTGACCCAACAGCAGAATGGTTGCGCAAGTTAGGTTACGACGCTCCATACACAATGGAGGAGTTCTTGGTTGACCGCAACATCAAAGATGCGTCTAAGCAGGTTGCACTATCAATGATGATTCAATCTTTGCTCCAAGCGATTGAGGCTCTTGAAGAATCCACAGAACATTGTTTAGAAATTGCGACAGCAGAAGATGAACAAGGGCTAATAAACTTTTTGAGCGAGCGTATCGGTATGCTCGAAAAATGGGAATGGCAATTGAATACTTCCGTAAACGAAGGATTCATCTAGTCTTTGTCGTTTTGTTCCTTGTCTCCCCGTAACGATGCAGGAGCAAAATACTCATAGTTTCTTTTTGGAAGTTTGAAACCGTCTTTGATAAATACCGATGTGCATTTGTCTTGATGGTCTTCAAAGCGAATTCCCCAAAATGGAATTTCTGTGTAACCCGATTGATAAAGAAAATCACATTGATTTGGAAACCACTCGCTATTGTCAACAAAAATTAGACTTGGTTTGCCCTTAGAAATCAAACTCTTGGTTGTTTTTAGGCGATTGCCGTTGCTATCAATAAAGACAATCGTTTTATCCCCAATTTTTAGATGGTAGTTGCCATTTTCAAGATTGCGCTGAGTCAAAAGGCGAAAGTCAATTTTTCCAATATCGGGCAAAAGTTTGTTGTAATAAACATGGTTGGTCTCTAAAGATGTATAAGTTTTGGTTTTAGATGGAAAGTAAAGAGTAGAATTGCCCGCTCCCAACTCAATCATGTCCCAATCGGAAAAGTCATAAGAATTGAACCAATCCAAAAAAGGCAAAGACAGCATCGGATAGATGTCCTTTGACCACATACCTTTGAGTTTCATCGAAGTTAGGATGCTGGCTACCTTTAGATACTGCTCGTCAACTACTATGTCCATAAGGCAAGCATATGGCGGGTGTTGTCCCGTTTCAAGCCTATGTTGGCTATATCATTGAGGAGACGCTAGGAGCGCAAATGAACGAACCGTATGATGTCTATAAGGCTGCTTGTCCTACCGCTACGCAAAATGTAGCCACAAATCTTGCTCATCGCGAGAAAGCAATCAAAGATGCAGCGTATGGTCCATTGAATCCAGCCGAACCAAATGATGAGTTTTGGAAGAAAAAAGCAGACCGATGGTCGGTCTCCATCGCAGAAGCGAAAAAATCAAGATGCGGTAATTGTGCAGCCTTTATTCAAACTACAGCGATGCTTGCTTGTATAGATAAGGGGTTGAGTGCGGGTGACCCGACTAAAGAAAATTCTTGGGATACCATCAAGGCTGGCAATTTGGGTTATTGCGAAGCCTTCGATTTCAAATGCGCTTCGTCAAGGACTTGTGATGCGTGGATTGCAGGAGGTCCCGTCAAAAATGGAGTCAAAAAAGAATCCTTCAAAATAGGAGATTTCGTCCGTTGGGACTCCAACGGCTCTGTAGCGCAAGGCAAAATTGAAAAGATTGTTCGTGATGGAACAATCAATGTGCCGAATTCTTCATTCTCAATCAAGGGCGAGGTAGATAATCCCGCAATGTTGATTCGCATTTACAAAAAGTTTGCAGACGGATGGAAAAAGACCGACACCCTAGTAGGTCATAAGGCTTCAACCTTGAGAAGTATTCAACCACTCACATAATGGCAGCAATGCAATGCCCGTTCTGCGGGACTTATTTCAAGAAAAAGTTTGGTGATGTTTTGTTAGATGGCACAATCGTTTGCAAGTCTTGTAAATTGAAAGAAATGGTCAAGATTTTGCAACAAGGTAAAAATAGGTAAAGTAGGCAAAAGCCCCAAAGACCTCCCTCTTTGGGGTCTTTTTGTGTCTTAGAGGGTTCAACCTTCAAGTTTGATGTTATTCTGCTCACATAGTTTGAATTAGGAGACCCAATGTCTATTACAAGTAGCACTTCAACAGGATTGACTTTTACGCCTAACGAAGTTTTGTATGACCCAACTAATAAGTTGCGCGTATCACAGCCTCAGTCCCTTATTGATACAGACTTTGAATACGGTACTCAGGTATCTAAATGGCAGAACTTGACTTTGGTAAACAACCGCCCGTTTGCTTATTCTTCTGCAACAGCAATCACCGCGATTTCATCAATCACGATGAACACAAACTCCCGCACCGTCACAGTTGTTCTTTCAACTGGAGTAGCACCAGCCAACGGCACTCCAATCACAGTTTTAGATACATTTTTGACCATTGCTAACGGAAACTTTTTGATTGATTCAGGTGGAGGCACTGGAACATTTACCTACACAGGAAATGCAACAAATTCAACCTCAATTACCGCTTTGTTTGATACAAATAAGACTTTGATTTATCAGGGTGCTATTTATACGGGAGCAAGTATCGGTGCGCAAGGTTCGGCAACATTTGTCCCTACAAGCAACAAGGTTGTTGTAACAACCTCAATCCCACATGGTCTGTCAATTGGTAACGAAGTTGCTGTGACTGGTATCACAGGAACAAACCCTCCTAACGGTTCATTCATTGTCGCTCAAATTACAAGTCCAACAGTTTTTGCTTTTTATACCCAATCGGTAGCGTCAGGACTTACCGTATCATCAGCAAACTTGTATGTTCTTGGAGAAGGTTCGTTCAATCATCGCCCTTTTGATGGTGGTGTTATTTTCTCTACAAATGCTCAATCAAATTATGAACAAGCAATTCGTCAGACTCGCCGTTATTTCCGTTACCAATCAGGTAAAGGTGTTCAAATTTCATCAGGAACAATCCTAAAGCCAAGTTTCCAGTTGGATTCTTTGACCTCAAGCGGTACAACCGTAACCGTGCGCACAAAAGAAAAGCACAGCGTATTGCCTGGAACATCAATAACAATTTCAGGAGCAACAGAAACCGATTACAATGGAACCTTTACAGTTACAGGTGTAACAGGATTCAATACTTTTACATATACAGCGTTAGCAACCCCTTCTGCAACACCAGCGTCAGGTAATTACTATTGTGGAGTTACTGGTTGGTATGGAGCATCAAACCGTCTTGGAATGTTCGATTCGCAAAACGGCGTTTTTTGGGAGTTTGACGGTCAAACACTAAATGCGGTGCGCCGTAGTTCTACTTATCAAATTTCAGGTCGTGTTTCTATTACAAATGGAGCAGAAACAGTTACACAAACAAGCGCGTCATTCCCAACAACCTTCTCAAAGCAGTTGAATATTGGAGACAGTATTATCATTCGCGGTATTTCATACCGCGTGATTGATATTGTTAGCGATACACAATTGTCAATTTCTCCAGCATATCGAGGAGCAACAATTACAAATGCAATTGTTACAAAAACAACTGAAACTCGTATTCCGCAATCATCTTTCAACATTGATAAGTTAGATGGAACTGGTGCATCAGGTTACAACATTGACCTAAGTAAAATGCAGATGTTCTACATTGACTACACTTGGTACGGAGCAGGTTTCATTCGTTGGGGCGTTCGTGGTCCAAACGGAAATGTTATTTATTGTCACAAGTTGCCTAACAACAATGTGAACGCCGAAGCCTATATGCGCTCAGGTAACTTGCCAGCGCGTTATGAATCAATAACTCAACCCCCATTTACTTATGCAACAGCAAGTATTGGAGCGGCAGATGCAACAATAACCGTTGCAAGCACAACAGGATTCCCTACTCCATCAGTGGGAAGTCCAGGAACTTTGTTGATTCGTAACAGTTCAGCATATGAATATGTCAACTATACGACTATGACAAGTACTCAGTTTGGTGGTTTGACCCGCGCACAGTCAGGTAATGCTTCATTGGCTTTGACGATTGCATCAGGCTCAAACACCGCAACCGTGTCCTCCGCAGCAAATTTGCAAATTGGGCAACAGGTAATTGATGTTACAAACGGTTATTTGCCCGAAGGTACTTACATAACTGGAATCTCAGGAACAACTCTTACCTTGTCAAACGCTGCTACTGGAGCAAACCCAACAGTTATTGCAGTTCCGCCAGGAGCGTCATCAGGTCAATCATTCACAGTTTCAAGTCCTAATACAAACCCAACTTCTGTTGAACTTTTTAGACCTACATTTGCTCCGACTATTAGTCACTGGGGAACATCCGTAATCATGGATGGTCGCTTTGATGATGATAAGTCACTTCTCTTTACCTATGGTCAGATAACATATACAAATATTTTAGCGGGAGCAAATAAAGCGTTGTTTGCAATCCGCGTTGCTCCATCTGTTGATAACGGTATCCCATCAGCATTTGGTGCGCGTGAACTTGTAAATCGTATGCAGTTGATTCTTCGTGCGCTTGATATTACAACCAAGACATCGGGCGCGAATATGCTTGTTTTGGCAACATTGAATGGCACTCCATCATCAGCAACCACTTGGACATCAATCAACTTGGCAGCGGGAGCGCAAAACTCATCTCTTGCGCAAATTGCTGATTTTTCTGCTGGTTCAACTACCGTAGCAGGTGGTGAAATAACAGGTGGATTCTTTGTAGCCAGTACTGGTTCTGTTTCCTTAGAAACAGTTCGCGACCTCGGTAACTCCATTCTTGGTGGCGGAGCAGCAACAGCCAATACGGGTATTTATCCTGATGGTCCCGATGTTCTAACAATTTCTGTAACCAACTTGGGTACAGCAGCGGTAGATGTACTTGGTCGCTTGTCTTGGACAGAAGCCCAAGCGTAAAAAGTGTGTCGCAAGAGTATCAAGCAAATAGTTTGGTGTTATCCTGCTCACAGAGATGGAAGGAAAGTCAATGGCTAGACCTAGAAAAATGGTTGCTTTGAATATTGAAGAAACCAGTGGCGTTGACCATCCTGCTCATCTTCAAGAGGGGTGGTTGGTCATCAAGTCTGCGGACTCAGATGTTGCTAATCTTCTCTCAGACCTTGCAAAAAATGAAAACGATTCAGGCACTCGCCTGATACAAGATGGGACTGAGGAGGAACCAATGGCCCAAGACGAGACAATCGAAACTCCTGTAGCAGAAGAAGCAGTTGTTGTTGAAGAAACAGCAGAAGCAACTCCAGCAGCAGAAGAAGTAGAAAAAGATGCTCTTGCCGACGCTAATAAAAAAATCGCAGAACTAGAGGCGAAGTTGACAGAGACAATGAAGGAACTCGACAAGATGAAGGGTAAGGACATCAAGAAGTCCGAAACTACTCTTGAAGATGAAGTAATCAAGTCTGCACCTGAGAGCGTTCAAAAAATGTTCGCAGATGCTAAAGCAGCAGCAGTCGAAGCAATTGCTAAGGCAGCAGCAACAGAAGAAATTCTAAAGAAAGAGCGCGAAGAACGCGCCGATGCAGATGCTATTGAAAAGGCAAAAGCATGGGGACACCTTCCACTAGAAGCAGCAAAGATTGGTCCCGCCTTGCGTCGCTTGGCAGCGATTGATTCCGACCTCGCTAAGTCAGTTGAAGAAATGCTCAACGCTGTTGAAGCGCAAGCAGAATCAGCAAATATCTTTGCCGAAATCGGCAAGTCAGCAACTCCAGCGGGAGGAAGTGCTTACGAGACACTTACTTCAATGGCAAAGTCAGTTGTTGAAACAGGCGGAGGAACATTCGAGGCAGCATTCACAGATGCAATCTTGAAAAATCCTTCACTTTACAATCAGTATCTAAGCGAGAAGGGTGCTAACTAGAAATGGCATACGAATTCAGTAATTACAGCGTAAAGGTCACCCTCGTAGCGGGTGCTGACCTTTCAGCATTGCAGTACTACTTTGTAAAACTAAACGCAAGCGGACAAGCAGTTGCTTGTGCTGCTGCAACGGATGTCCCAATTGGTGTTCTTCAGAACGCACCAACTTCAGGACAAGAAGCCGAAATCCTAATCGTAGGTGGAACTAAGGTTGTTGCTGGTGCAGCAATCACACTTCCATCAGCAATTGGAACAGGTGCAACAGGTAAGGCAGTCGCGCTTACCACAACAGACACAACCAAGTATGTAGTCGGTTCGCTTATCACCGCTGCTGGTGCTGACCTTGATGTTGTTACTGCCGTTATCAACTGCGCTAACGCAACAAGAGCCAACTAAGGAGAAATGACAAATGCCACAGCCAAGTATCAATACAGTACACATTGATGCGATTCTGACTAATATCTCAGTCGCATACATCCAAAAGCAAGAAAACTTCATTGCTGACAAGGTATTCCCAGTAGTACCTGTTGACAAGAAATCAGACAAGTACTTCACTTACAACAAGAACGATTGGTTCCGTGATGAAGCGCAGCGTCGTGCAGATGCAACCGAATCTGCTGGTTCAGGCTACAGCCTAAACACAGGTTCATACTCTGCTGATGTATGGGCTTTCCACAAAGACATTGGTGACCAAACAATCGCAAATGCAGATGCACCTCTCAACCCTCTACGCGAGGCAACTGAGTTCGTAACATCTCGTTTGATGCTCCGCAAGGAACTACAGTTTGTAACCGACTTCTTCACCACAAGTATTTGGGGAACAGATGTAACAGGTGTTGCAGGTACTCCAACAACAGGTCAGACAAAGCAATGGTCTGACTACACATCATCTGACCCAATCAATGACATCGAAGCAGCAAAGTCAGTAATTCTTTCAACAACAGGTTTGGCTCCAAACACACTTGTTCTCGGATACGAAGTATTCCGTCAGTTGAAGAATCACCCTGACCTAGTTGACCGTATCAAGTACACATCTTCACAGACAATCACAGAAGATATGCTTGCTCGTATGTTCGACCTAGACCGCGTACTCGTTGCTAAGGCTGTAAAGGCTACAAACAACGAAGGTGCAACAGCAGCATACGGTTTTGCTTACGGCAAGGCTGCACTTCTTTGCCATGTTGCTTCTGCTCCAGGACTCCTAACACCATCAGCGGGTTACACCTTCTCATGGACAGGCGTTTCAGGCGGTATCGGTTCAAATATCGGTGTTCGCTCATTCCGTATGGAATCTCTCAAGGCAGAACGCGTTGAGGCAGAAATGGCGTTTGACAATAAGGTAATCGGTACAGACCTCGGTTACTTCTGGAACACAATCGTCGCTTAGTCAACAAGTAGATGGGGGGAGTTGGCTTAGGTCGCTCCCCCCTCTCTTTAGAAAAGAAAAGGAAAAAAAATGGCAAATCCATTACGCCTTTCTAAGGGCGATGTAGTAGCAGGAGAGATTCTTTCTGACACAGATTTAGAAGTTGGAGACGATGCTTACATCGTCGGTGCTTTTGGTCGTGGCTATGTAGCAACAACTGTTGTTGACGGTGCTTCGATGACTTTTACAGCAGCAAATCTTTTGACAGGAATTATCTCAGCAACTCCAACAGCAAACCGAAATGTTACTGCTCCAACAGCAGCGACAATCATTGCTGCGGTAGATGCACTAAACCCAACAGGTTTAGGTTTTGAGTTTACAATCGTGAACCTAGCACCTACGACTTATTCGCTTACTTTGGTAACAGCAACAGGTCTTACTCTTGTAGGGTCAATGGCTGTGGCTGCTGCTTCAAGCGGTACATTTATTGCTCGCCTTGATTCAACCTCAGCAGTAACAATTTACCGAAAGTAAATAATGAAAGCACAACTTTTGAAAAGTATGCTTATTGATGGAGAAACAGTTCCAGCGGGAACAGTTCTTGAAGTTAGCGGTTGGAAAAATGTAAAGTCTTTGGAAAGTATGCGTTTTATTACATTTGTAACAGAAGCAGAAGAAACACCAAAGAAAGAAGTAAAGGCGAAAGTCGCAAAGTAAGAACATGGAATAAACTAAAGGGGCGATTCAGAAATGGGTCGCCCTTCTTAGTCTAAGGAGATTCAAATGGCAATTTCAACCTCAGCGGTTACTCTTACGACCACGCCTCAAAAAATCACAAATGATTTTACTGGTCGAAATGGTTGCATTCTTTATATTTCAAACCCATCAGCATCAGTAGATGTTTATTTAGGTGGTAGTGCATCAAGTACAACAGCAGATGCTTTTATTTTGTACGCAAAAACCGTTTACCAATCGTCAAACATCCTTACAATAAAATTAGAAGATAACGAAGATTTGTACGCTTTTGTGGGAACTGGAACTCTTGCAATTCGCGTCATGCATCAAGGAGACTAAAAATGGCACTTACACATCAAAGAATTTCAATTACATCAACAGCAGTTATTATTTCTTCTTCATTTGCTGGTAGAGATGGTCAGTCAGTAATGATTCAAAATCCTGCTACAAATGCAACCGTCTATTTAGGGGGAACGGGAGTCACCGCTTCTAACTATGGCTATGCGCTTCCAAGTGACGCAACTGTTTCCATAGACCTAAAAATAGGAGAAGAACTTTATGGTGTTGTTGCAGGAGGCAGTTATACGGTGAATGTAATTCGTCAAGGTGCGTAAATTAGATGCCGTTGACATCAAATTTATCAACAGTTACCGTCAGCGGTACATTTGTTGATATTCAAGGTAATGCGATAGCGGGACAGGTTACTTTTACCCCTAGAGCAACCTTGACAGATACCGTAGCCAATCAAATCATTGTTCCTAAGACAGTTACGGTAACCCTTGATTCAAACGGCTCTTTCAGCACAGTTTTGCCAGCGACCGATGACACAGATTTGACCCCGTATAACTTCACTTATTATGTAACCGAGTCTTTTGTTGGCGGTCGTTCATACGACATCACAGTTCCAGCGGGTACTGCTCTCAACCTCGCAGATGTTGCTCCAGCCACTCTAAGCGTTGGAGCGGGTTCAACCTATATCACCCTCACTACATACAACACTTTGTACAATCAAGTACAAACAATGGTGGCAACAGTCAACACAGCGACCACAATTACCACTCAAGTAACCACAGCCTCAAATGCAGCGACATCCGCAGCCACATCCGCCTCGACCGCAGCAACAGCAGCAACGGAGTACACATTGGTTATGCACCCGTTTTTATTGATGGGTGTATAAATGGCACTAGCAAGCAATATTGCGCTGACCACGATTACTGGTCAATTTGTTGATTATCAAGGTAATGCGGTTGCAGGACAAATCAAATTCACCATGAGTAAAACCTTGCGCGATTCAATTGCAGACCAAATTATTGTGCCTTCAACAGCAACAGCAACGCTTGACGGCACTGGAGCATTTACCGTTACCTTGCCAGCCACAGACGACCCTGAATTGAGCGAAACCTTCACTTATGCAGTTGAGGAGTCTTTTACTGGGGGACGCTCGTATAACATTTCGTTACCAGCAGTAAACAGTACCATTCGCACAAACTTATGCGCGAACCCGTCCGCGGAAGCAAATGTTGCGGGAACTACTCCAACAAATGCAACAGCAGGGCAAAACTTTAGCAATTTTAGAACTGGAATCGGTGGTTCAACAGGTACTTCATTTCAACTTACCTCGACTGGAGGCGTTGGAACTCTTGCTTGGGACAGAATTGCAACAACCGTTGGTTCATCTTATGCGTGGTCAGGTTATGTCAAAGATGGCACCACAAGCGCACAGTGGGTTGCTAAAATTGTTTGGTATTCAGTTCAAACGGGTGGAACTGCTATTTCGACCTCTACGGGAACAGCGACCACGGTAAACACCTCAGGATGGACAAGAGTTAGCGTCATAGCGACAGCACCAGCATTGGCAACATGGGCAGAAATTCAAATTGTTTCCGCAACCTCATTGACTAGCACCCAGTACGCTTTTATTGACAGTTGTTTGTTTGAACAGACCACAACAGTCAAAAGTTACTTTGATGGGTATTCAACTGACAGTCTTGGGGGTTCGCCGTATTGGAATGGAACGCCCAATGTTTCATCATCCACCTTTCCCGATTTTGGTGGCTCAATTGCTTACACATCTATTTCACCAATTTATAGTTTGAACCCAATTTATTATGTGTATCCGAACTCAAACCAATGGACAACACTTGATGCGCAAGTTCAAACTTTAGATGCTCAGGTTGACCAAACAAATGGTTGGTTTGTTTTGTATAACCCTAATTATGCCAACTTGACCTTCAAGGCATATTCGGTGTACGCAAGTCAAAATACCTACGCGACCATGAAGGCAGGTCCCGTAATTGTTCAGAATTCCGACATATCCCCTTACATAGCGATTGCACAGGCGTATCAGAGTGCCGCGGAGACCTCAAAAACGGCAGCACAGTTATCATTGACCTCAATAGAAAACATCGAGGGTACATATTTGCACCCCTTCGCTGTGACAGGAGCATAAAAAATGGCAGCAACCTACAAGGTTCTTGGTCAGCAAAACCCATCAGCGGGTGCATTGACCACTCTTTACACAGTTCCAGCGGGAAAGACAGCCGTTGTTTCCTCAATAACCGTATGTAATTTATCTTCAAGCGCACAGGCAACTTTCAGAATCGCTGTTCGCGTAGCAGGAGCGTCAATCACAAATGCTCAATACATCTCTTTCAATGTGTTTTTAGATTACAGCGAAACAAAGGCTTACACACTTGGATTGACTCTTGGAGCAACAGATGTAGTAAGCGTTTATGCTTCAAACACAAACTTAGCCTTTAGCGCGTTTGGGTCGGAGATTGTCTAATGCCTAATACTTCGCGAGGGTATCCATATCCACTTTCAACAGCAGCAGCAGATGTGCCAGCGGATTTACTTCTTTTGGTCAATGCGCTCAATACTGATGTTGGTACTGTGGCAACCACAGCCTCAACAGGTGTAACAAACGCAGCAACAGCACTTCAAGCAGATACAGACAACACAACATTGACGATTATGGGAGCGTGGTTATAGTGCCTACATTACCAAAAGTGCTTTTCCGAGGAGCAGCAACTACAACAGTAACTACAACTTTGTACACAGTTCCAGCATCAACAACTGGAATAGTTACAAATATAGTTGTTACTAACACAGCCAACGCAGCCCGCACCTTTACTTTGAAAATCAATGGTATTGATTTTGCGACTACGGCAGCGATAGCAGCAAACTCAATTGCGACATTCGACATCAAGCAAGTTTTGACAGCAACACAAATTGTTGCAGGTGGAGCATCAGCAACAGATGTCAATTTCCATATTAGCGGAGTGGAGATTTCCTAATGGCTAGTACAGTATTTCCAGTACCTAGCAGCGCGAGTGTAAGTACTCTCAAACAAACATTTTATGCTCCAACAGCAAGCACTGTTATTTATGGTGCTAGTACATCCTTGAGTGCAGGTGTTTACACTTTGACTTGTACCTCCTCGACAATTACCACAATGACTTTTTATAGTGGCGATACTGCTATACTTACAGCAGTAACAGCATCGGGAACAGTAAGCATCAATCTTTCACAAGCAGCAACCCGTGTGACCTACTACACAAACACAGGTTCAACAATTCAAATTGACCTACAAATTACAGGTCTAGCGGTCACATACGCAGCAACAGGTACTTTGACGACTCTTACTACAACGCAGACATGGGCTTCAAACGCAGCAGGTCCCGCATATGTAGTTATAGTTGGGGGTGGAGGTTCAGGACGCGGAGGTCAGCCGTACGCTTCGACAGCAGGTGGCGGTGGTTCAGGTGGTGTCGGGGGACAAACTGTTGCTTTGTCTGCTACAAACTATGCAATCACAATCGGGACTGGTGGCGTTAGCACTGGGCAAAATTCATTTGCGGGAAATGCAACAAACGCTTTTGGTATCACTTCAAACGGCGGTGGCGGTGGTTCAGCAGGTGGCGGTGGTTCAGGT